TCAACGGGTCTGTCCAGTTCTACGCCGATCTCCCGGTCACCGTCGGGACCCCGCCCGTCAACACCGCCTACCTCGTTCGCGAGGACTCCGGCGTCTGGTTCATCAACCGGAAGCCCGCCGGCATCTACGTCAGGCTCTTCAACAACGGGACCCTGGCCGACTGGGACTATGCCGGAGAGTTCCCCTCGGTCAACGACAGCCAGTATTTCAGGATCTACGATACGGTGGACCCCACGAAGGAACTTGCCTTCGATGTCTCTGGAATATCTTCCGGGACCACCAGGACCCTCGATGCGCCGAATCGTGACGGAAGAATCGCCGTCTCCGACTACCGCCTCTTGAGCGCCAACGCGAACGCCGTCACCGGAGACAAAGTCGCCGCCGATACGACCAGCGCAGCATGGACGCTCACCCTGCCCGCGACCCCGTCGAATGGCGACACCGTCACCGTGCTCGACTATGCGGGAACCTTCGACACCAACAATCTCACCATCGCCCGCAACGGATCGAACATCGAATCCTTGGCCGAGGATATGACCTGCAATGTCGAGGATGCCGCTTTCACGCTGGTCTTTGTTGGTTCCACGGTGGGGTGGAAAGTTGTTCCCTATTTCGGCAACAAGACCAACTTTGCTTCGCCTGATCCGATCGGTAGTTCGGTGCCGAATACGGGGAGATTCACAACCCTGACGGCCAACAACGGCACGATCACGGCATCCGCGCCTGTGCTGGATTTGGCGCAGACTTGGAATGCCAGCGGGACGACTTTTACTGGGCTAAACCTCGCGCTGACTAATACGGCAAGTGCCAGTGCAAGCGCATACTTGAGCTTTGCTCTTGATGGGTCGCAGGCATTTTCAATCAGGCGCGGCGAATCAACCACCCCTGCAACTATTATCACTTGCGGCGGGAGCGGACTTACGTGGACGGCTCGCACCCGCACAGGAGCGGGAGTAGGCGTTAATTTTAGCGGCATTGTTGGCATAGGAACCAACATTCAATTCGGGACTGGATCTTCAACCACAGGCGGTGACGTTGTTTTGACGCGAGACGACGCCGCAAACACCCTCGCCCTCCGAAATGCGGCCAACGCCCAAACCTTCAACATCTACAACACCTTCACCTCCGCCACGAACCACGAGCGACTGCGTCTTGCTTGGGCAAGCAATGTCGCCATCCTCGGCACGGAGAAGGGATCGGGCGGCGGGACGGCGAGGAATCTTGAAATTCAGACAGACGGTATTACGCGAATCTCATGGAGCGGGGCCGTTGGCAATACCGCGATAGGCGCTGGTCTTGCTTTAATATTTAACGAGCGCGTTCGGCTTATCCCTTCTGGTGGTGACGGCATACTTCGTTTGACGAACATTGGCGACAGTGGATTTGACCGCCTCCAATTCGGCGGCACAACCAGCAGTTTCCCCGCGCTGAAACGCAGCAGCGCCATCCTGCAAGCCCGTCTGGCCGACGACAGTGGCTACACGACAATGGACGCACAGCTTCGCGCACAAGGCACAGCACCCGCCACGACAGGAGCCACCGGCACGGCGGGCGACATCCGCTATGACGCCGACTACATCTACGTCTGCACGGCGACAAACACATGGAAACGCGCAGCCATCGCAACGTGGTAAAATAGACTATGGCCAACCTTTCGACATACTACCCCGCTCCGATCACCGCCGCCGATCTCGGCCTAGGTGCGGGCAGCAACGCGACCTTCGGCTCGATCCAGAATACGCCGATTGGGAGCACCACGGCATCCAGCGGATCATTCACCACGCTCACCGCCAACAACGGCACGCTGACGGGAGCGTCCGCGCCGGTGCTTGATCTGGCGCAGACTTGGAACAATGCGGCGGTGACGTTCACAGGGTTACGGTTCAACGTGACGAATACGGCCAGCGCGGCGGCGAGCAAGCCTTTTGACTTTCAGATTGGCGGCACAAGCGTTTTAGAAACAAACGCCGTTGGGCTGACTGTCGCTCGTCGTCTTGGCGCATCGACGTTTGCGAACGCATTTGAAGTCCGACGTGAAAGCTCATTGATCTTCAGCGTGCGCGACGATGGTGCTATTTCTGGAGCAAACGGCATGAATGCAAATAGTGCTGGAGCATGCGCTATTCATCCAGCTTTTGGTGTAATGCTGTCTTCTAATTTGCCAGTTGTGTGGTCAAATAGTGCAACAACGGCATTTACCTCTACCGATCTGTTCCTCCGCCGCGATGCCGCAGGCGTCCTCGCGCAATACAACGGCACCAACGCCCAAACCTTCAACATCTACAACACCTTCACCTCCGCGACGAACCACGAGCGCGGCTTCCTCAAGTGGAGCAGCAACGTGTTTCAGATCGGCACGGAGGCTGGGTCTGGCGGTGGGACGGCGAGAACGGTTGAGTTTCCCTCCACCACTAATTTTACGGGTCAATTTCGCGTTGGTGTCGGGACGGGCAATGCCAGTCTTCGGCGCGGCGACGGAGTCACGTTTTTAACAGCGAACTATAACACCTCGTTCAGTTTTCTTGCTCCGCAATTTATCATTGGCGCAGATGGAACTGGTGGGCCTGTTCATTTTTTCTGTGCAGGCAATGGTATCTGGGAACAACGCAACACCACGAACGCCCAGACTTTCCGCATCTACAACACCTTCACCAGCGCCACCAACTTTGAGCGCCTCAATCTCCGCTGGGCCAGCAACGAGCTAATCATCGACGCCGAAGCAGGAAGCGGCGGCGGCACCCTGCGCGGCATCAAGATCGGCAGCGCGACCTCCTCGCTGCTTGGATTCTACGGCGCAACGCCCGTCGATCAACCCGCCACCGTAGCCGACCCCGCAGGCGGCGGCACTATCGACACCGAAGCCCGCACCGCAGTCAACGACATCATCGACCGCCTCCAAGAACTCGGCCTCATCGCGTAAAACTTTATGTTAACCAACCCAACACCCATAACCGTCGAACCCATCCCTGCGAAGGTGTTCGATAAACTCCATGTCTATACGCTCTCGGCCATCCAGCCGACAGCAGACAGCGGATCAATAACCGTCGAGTTGCTCCCCGCAACCGCAGACGGCGAACTCGCCAACGGTAGCCTCGTCCAAAAGATGACCGCGCCGTTGAGTCCCGAAATCATGGCAGCGGTTCCCGAACTCGCCGCCGCTTTTGCCGCAGTCCTCGCCGCGATTCCCGCGACCCAAGCGTATCTGGCCAGCCAACAGGAGCAGCCCAATGAATAAGACCGTCACACTCACCGAGGCGGAGGCCAAGATCGTCATGCAGTGCCTCGACATTGCGACCAAAGCGGGCGGCTTGAACGCAGCAGCGGGCATCCTGCCGGTGGCGATGAGTATCGAAAAACAACTCACCCAACAACCAACAGAGGAGAAACAACAATGAACATCAACGACATCATCCAGACCCTGACCCGGCTCAATTGGCTCGAGGTCATCGTGGCCCTCAACGGCCTCATCGTGGCCCTGATCGCGATCTTTGCGCTCATTCCGGGAGAACAGCCTGAGAAGACGCTGCGGGCGATCGCGGCCTTCGTCGGCCGCTTCTCGCGCAAATGAAGACGGCGCTCGTGGTCATCATCCTGGCCTTCATCGTGGCAGCCCTGCTCTCGGGCTGCGTGACCCCGAAGATCGGATTCGGCTATGACTTTCTCAACCAGAGAGTCACCGTCTCGGTCGAGCCCGGCGGCAAGCAGGTCGTGAAGCCCGAGCGATGAAAAAGACGCAGATCCAGATCCTCCAGGAGTCGGTCGGGGTCGAACCCGACGGCTTCTGGGGACCGAAGTCCATCCTGGCCTGCCAGCGCCATCTTCGGGCCCTCATGCCGAGGCCGAATCCGTGGCCGAGGCAGGATCAGAAGAGTCTCACGGCGTTCTACGGCCCGGCGGGCTCGGTCTCGACCGCCCGGATCTCGGTTCCCTACAGGATGTTTCTCTACAACGGGCCGGAGACCATCCGGACGCTGGCAGTCCACGAGAGGCTCGCCCCCAGTCTTTCTCGAATTCTCAACGAGCTCGGGAAGCGCTACAAGACCGACGAGGCCAGGACCGAGGCCGGGGTCAACCGCTACTTTGGGATCTATGCCAACCGCAACATGCGAGGCGGAACCCTCCCGAGTCTGCATGCCCGGGCCGCCGCGATTGATCTCGACGCGAGCCGGAATGGCCTCCACGCGCACTGGCCGACCAGGGCCCACATGCCGCTCGACGTGATGGAGATCTTTGCCCGTGAGGGCTGGCTCTCCGCGGGAGCCTTCTGGTCGAGAGACGCGATGCACTTTCAGGCGACACAATAGGAGGAAACATCCATGAAAAAAGAAACCACCGACACCAACTGGGGCAAGGTCGCGCAGGCGGCCCACGCCGCCGACCACCAGACCAGACTGGCCGAGACCCAGGCCCAGCTCGAGGCCGAACGGAAGGCCCACGCCGAGACGGTCAAGACGCTAGAACGTGCCCGCACGGCCGGGAAGAAAGCCGTCCAGGTGCCGAGGCCCTCGAGCCCCAGGGCCGGCAAGGGCGACATCGTCGAGGTCATCTTCTCCGACGTGCACGGCAACCAGGTCGACCCCGCGGCCTTCTCGGCGCTGCTCGGTGATCTCAAGATCCTGCGCCCCGACCGGATCTTCATCGGGGGCGACTTCATCAACTGCGGCGGATTCCTGGCCGAGCACCACGTCCTGGGCTACGTGTCCGAGGCCGACGACAGCTACGAGGACGACATGGCAGTCGCCAACGGGCTGCTCGACGCGATCATGGAGTCAAGCTCCTGCCCGGACATCCACTACCTCGAGGGCAACCATGAGTGGCGCGTCGAGCGCTGGGCCCTCACGCAGCGACTCGCCCACCACAAGGACGTCGAGCTGCTGCGCAAGACCTTCTGCGCCGAGCACGTCCTGCGCCTCAGGGAGCGCGGCATCCGCTACTACCGGCAGGGCCACCTCCACGAGGGCTGCGACACGCCGGGCTGGGTGAAGCTCGACAAGATGTTCTACGTGCACAAGATCAGCAACTCGAAGGACGCGGCCGATGTGGCCCTGGCCAAGGCCGGCGGCAACATCTGCTACTTCGACACCCACCGGGCGAGCTTCAAGCCCAAGCACATTCCCGGCATCGGCCTGGTCAGCGCCTGGAATCCGGGCTGTCTGTGCAAGCGCCAGCCTCTCTACGCCAACACCCGGCCGACCGAGTGGACCCACGGCTACCTGGTCCGCTTCATCTCCCGGGCCACGGGCAACTTCAGCATGTTCAACGTCACCATCAACGCCGGAGAGAGCTATGCCGGCATGCTACTGAAAGGAAACCGCACAGATGCCTAACTGGAAATCCATACTGGAAAAACAAAACGCCGCGGCCTATGCATGGCCGAGGGGCTGGTCGAGCCGCGACGACGTGGCCGAACAGCTCGAGTGCAGTCCCGAGAGAGTGGCCTCGCTTCTCGCCCCCGGCATCCGTGCCGGCACGGTCGAGCGCCAGGACTTCACGGTCTGGGACAACAAGCTCAAGCGCCTGGTCCGGATCACCGGCTACCGGGAGCTCGGCAAGAACGAGACGCCGGTCGCGGCAGATCTCAAAAAATCTGACGAGCCCACGCCCGCAAGAGAGCCGATGGAGGGCTCCCGGGTGCGCCGACGCCGCGGCTCCGGGAAGGTTGGAATTCTGTCGAAGGATGGAAAGCGCTGGAAGATCACGTGGCCCCACTGCAAGCCGACGTATCCCTCAGGCAAGGCATTCGGGAGGGATCTCGACATCCTGTGAGCCATGACGCGGCTCGTCGCCAGGCCAGACTCGTGCCCGGAGTGGATCCGGGACACGATCCTGCGTCTTGACCAGCTGTGCTTTCCTGCCGACTGGCGCGTCCGCGTCGAGGGCTGCTACTGGTGGATCGAGGAACAGGACCGGACGCCTGTCGCCTATGCCGCTCTGCGTCCCTGCACGGCCAGGCACAACGCCGGACTGGGATTTCTATCGAGGGTCGGAGTCCTGCGAGACTGGCGAGGCCAGGGACGGCAGAAGGAACTCATCCGGAGACGCGTCGCCCAGGCTCGCCGAGTCGGACTGAAAGAACTCGTGACCTACGTGGTTCCATCAAATCTTGCGAGCGCGAATTCGCTCATTTCCTGCGGCTTCCGGCTGTATTCTCCCCACCACGTCTGGGGAGGCAGGAGTGCCCTCTATTTCCGAAAGATTCTTTGACTTCTGCGCGGCAATCTGTGATGTCAGAATGTTCCATCGAGAGATAACTTTGCACAACGAGTCACGATCATGATCAATCTTGGAAAATCTTCAGAATCCGCCGGCATGATCGAGATGGTCTCCGCGATGCCGGATGAAAAAATGACCTATCCGTCTCTCTACATCTCTGGAAGAGAGGGAATCGACGACGCGCCCGATGTCGGGACCGAGGGCGAGGCCACGATCCGCTTCAGGATCGTCTCAAAGACCGACTCTGAGGGCCCGAATGGAAAGACCTCATCGCTTGATCTCGAGGTCATGGGAATTGAATTTGGAGAGGTCTCCGAGGACGGCGAGGATGAGATCGAGAAGGGTCTCCGCGAGTCCGAAGAAGAAACCGAGGACGAGGAGGAATGACCATGGATGGAATGACCAACACAATGGCCGAGGAGCCAGAACCGCAGATTCAGCTGACGCTGCCGAGATCAACGTTTGACCTTGCCAAGGGATTCCTGGCCGGCATGAACCAGGCGATTGGGGCGGCCGAGGCAAAACTCAAGGCCGACGAGAAGGCAATGAAGGCCACCGCGACGATGGATGAGGTCATGGCCACGGGTGCCGATCTTGCCGGATTCGGCGACGAACTTTCTGCAATGTCCAACAGCCGTCTCGGCATCTCGCCAGTGGCATGATCTGGCATGTTCGTCTCGGAGATCATTGATCAGGTGATCGAGGTTCTCGGTCGATGCGATCGGCAGAAGGCCCTTCGCCGCATCTCCGAGGCAGTTCGAGCCCTCCAGGACGAGGGCGACTGGGCCGCGAACATCGGGGCCCTGGACATCATGACCCTCTCTGACGGTCAGACCGTCACTCTTCCCCGCGAGGTGGAGACTCCGCTGGCAGTTGCCGTCAATGGCATCCCGGCCTTCATGCGAGACGAATTTTTTCGCTTCCATCTCAATGGCGACGGCCTGACAGACGACCACGTCGTCCCGTGGGCATGGGACGACTCTGGGACCGTGCCCTCCTTCATGGACATCGGGACTCCCGGTCCCCTGATCGCCCGCTGCGACTCGGAGGCCGACATCGGCGTCGTCGTGCGTGTCCTTGGGACAGACGCGAATGGCCGAGAACTTCGTCAGCAGCTCGAGAATGGCGACTGGATCGACGGGACCGAGACTTTTGCAGTCAACGTCGCGGGAGCTCCCACGGCCGCCCCGACCTCTGTCCCGTTTCTTCGCCTCTTCGAGACCACGCCGACTGGTCTGCTGGTCTCCGGGACGGCCCACGGTCTCGCCACGGCCGCCCAGATGCAGGTGCAGCTCGCCTCCGGGTCGATTCCTCAGCCCCTGATCAACGGGGCATTCTATTTCATTCGAGTCATCGACTCGACCCGCGTCCTGCTGTATGCCACGCGACTCGACGCCCAGACAAGCCAGAGACCGATTCTGTTTTCGACTGTCGATCCCACGGCCGCGATCACGCTACGAGAGACTCGGGCCGTCCGGACCAGAACCTGCTTCGTGACCTCAGGAGCCAACCTCATCTCGGAGGGAGATCTCGTGGCCTTCACCGGATCACCGCTTCCTCTGCCGTTTGAGGCCTCTCGGACCTATGCCGCGTCTCCCGTCGCCACAGACCGCTTCATTGTTTATGGCGACGACAATGACCGCGAGAATGCCACGAATCCGGTCAATGCCACGACGCCCGGAACGTCTGTCGAGGCGCGCATTCTCAAGCCGATGTATCCGCTGACCCAGCTGGCATTCACGCTGGAGCACAACTTTGTCACGGGAGACCAGGTGACGGCCGCAAATTCCGGAGGAGAACTTCCACAGCCCCTGATTGCCAACACGCCATACTTTGTCAGGGCCCTGAGCGCGACGACAGTGTCGCTCCACTCCACGTCGGCCGACTCGTCCACGGGAGCCAGCCCGATCGCGCTGACGTCTCTCGGAGTCGGCACCAATTCTCTCGTGAAGCTCATCGCGGCGACTGTTGCCGGCGGCGGGAGCAGCACCGTGACGACCGCGAGCCCGCACAACCTGAGTGCCCCCAGCGGGGCGGGCGCGACTGCCACGGCCGTGCTCTCGAGTCAGACGGTCGTGGCCATCTCGGTCGGGGCCGGTGGGAGCGCCTACAACGTCTCACCAAAGGTCACCATCTCGGGAGGCGGGGGCACCGGCGCAACGGCCGAGGCAATCGTCGCGGGCGGGGCCGTCGTGTCGATTCGCGTCATCACCGGAGGAACTGGCTACACCTCGGTGCCGACGGTGACTTTCACGTCGCAGGGCGGGAGCCTGGTTCGCTTCACGACCAACGGGACACTTCCAGATCCCATCAAGGCCGAGACGGTCTATCGCGGCGAGGCCCCGCTGACCGCGACGACATTCTCGCTCAACGACACGATCCCGAACCCGGTCGCGATCAGCTCTGGCGGCGCTGGACAGCTCTATGTGGTCATCTCGAGATCATTCTCGGTGGGATTTCTTCCGCAGTGGTCGGTCGACGCGACGGCCCTCTCGACGGGCGATGCCGTCCGATTCTACACGCCCGGAATTCTGCCGGGAACTGCTCCGTCGCAGGTCGACCAGTCGACTCTCTACTATGTCCGCAAGATCAGCAACTCGCTCGTTGAGATCTATGACTCGGCCGTCAACGCAAACGCGGCTCCTCCCACGGTGACAGGAAGATTCTCAGCCACGACCGCCGGCGCCGAGACGCTGTATCTCTCGAGGGCAAGATCAGTGACCGTGTCGCCCCGAGACAACAGCCTCGATGTCGATTTCACGGCGTTTCTCGAGAACCTCACGATCGTTCGCTTCACGACCACCGGGACACTGCCTGCTCCCCTTGCAACCGCGACAGACTACCGGGCCAACGTGGTGGGAGACACCATCGAGGTCTACACGACAGGAAACGTCCTGATTCCGCTAACGACCGTGGGATCTGGAACTCATGAGATGTTGATCTCTCGCTCAATGACGGCCCCGGCCGCGACGTCGCTCGACATTCCAGACCATGGATTTGCCACGGGAACCGCTCTCACGGCGGTGACGAGTTCGGCGCTTCCGTCGCCACTTCTCCCATCGACCACCTACTATTTCAGGTCCATCGACGACGATCAGGTTGAGCTGTATCCGTCACAGGCGCAGGCAAATGCCGCTCCCGCGACGGCCGGGCGCATCACCTTTCTGTCGTCTGGAACCGGGACCCAGCGAGTCGTTGTTTCTCGCGCCCCGGTATCTGTCAGGACCGTCTCTTCCATCGAGAAGCCGGTGACCGACGGATACATCCGACTCTATGCCTGGGACACGTCGAGAACTGGAAACATTGCGCTCCTCGGAGACATCCATCCCACCGAGACGGTCCCCGCATACCGCCGCATCAGGGTCAGCAAGTCGGCCACGTCTGTCCGCCTCAAGTATCGCCGCCGCGCCTTCGACGTGCTGACCGAGAGAGACTTCATCAATCTGGATTCTCGCATGGCGATCCTAATGATGGTCCAGTCGCAGGAACTGCTCTTCAAGAAGTTCATCGCCGAGTCGGAGCAGTATCGCCTGATCGCGGTGGAATACCTCAACAAGAGAAACCGGGCGCTCGACGGACCGCGTGCCCCAACATTCCAGATCAACGCCGACGTGACGACCAGGCCAGACGACTGGATGGACTAGGCCATGCAATCTCCCGCGATAACCCAGGGACGGCTCGTGAGTGTTGACGCCGGATGGATGTCGGGAATGAACTCTGTCCGGCATCCGTGGTTTCTTCGGCAGGATCAGTATCGGCGCGGGGTCAACGTCGTCAACCGCGGCGGCGTGATTCAGACGAGACCCGGATTTCGCATGCGGCTCACGCTGCCCGAGGGAAACCTGCAGGGAATGGCCCATTTTCAGATCACCAAGAACGGACGCCGCGACGATCATCTCGTCTTTGCCGTCGACGGCAAGATCTATTTTGCGCCGTTTCCTCTTGAACAGCCGAGATTCTGGGAAGAATTTCGTCTGAAGAATCTGCAGTTTTCTGCAGACGTGGACATGATCCATTTTGCGGTCGCCGAGAAGACCGTCACCACCGCGCCCGACCAGACGCTGCAGATCGTGCCGTCGCATAATGTGCTGATGATCCAGGACGGCGTGACCCCGGCCGCATACTGGGACGGAGAAGAATCGCGGCACCTCGTCGAGGCGGCCCCGAGTCTCGAGACCCCGACCGGGACCTGGATGACCTTCTCTGGGGGACGTCTCTGGGTCGCGCGCGGCAATGTTCTTCTGGCGTCTGATCTGTTTGATCCGATCAAGTTCACCGAGCGAGTCGAGGGCGAGGGCCGAGGCGATTTTTCTTTCCCGAAGCAGATCACCGGAGTCACAAGCTTCATCGGAGACGAGCGTGTCGAGGTCGTCGTGGTGTTCACTGATGAGCGCAGCGAGATCGTGCTCTCTGGCATTCGAGATCGCGCCCAGTGGGCCACGACCCAGGGAATGCAGTCAATCCTGTTCCCGAGCACCGGATGCGTCGCGGGACGAAGCGTTGTGTTCCAGGCGGGTCTCATGTGGTGGTATAGCTCTGGAGGACTCGTGGCCTCTGACGCGGCGGCCTCGAGCAACCTGACGAGCCAGATCAACTATCGAGACGCCGAGATGGCCTTCAGCAAGCAGTTTCTCAACGATGACTCGTCGATGATCTGCGGTCTCAGCTTTGAGAACTACCTTCTCATGTCGATGCCGATCGGGCAGAATCTCAACTCTGAGACGTTCGTGCTCGACTATTCTCCCCTGAGCGAATTTTCTTCTGAAAAAATCCCGGCGTGGTCTGGAGTGTGGACGGGGATCCGCCCGATCCAGTGGGCATCTCCCGTGATCAATGGAAAGCGGCGCGCCTTCGCGGCCTCGGTCGACTACCGGGCTCTGTCTGACGGAAGCCACAACCATGTCTGGGAGGCGTTCATGCCCGAGAGAGAAGACACCTTTTTTGAACTGGGCAGCGACTTCACGAGGATCGACTTCACAAGGCCAATCTTCTGCGAGTTTGAGACCCGCCTCATGGGAGACGGCCACGATCTCAAGTCCTTCCAGTATGCAGACATCAATCTGATGGAGATCGCCGGAGACGCGTATGTCACGGCAGACTACCGCGGAATTCGCGGTGCCTACAAGCCAGTTCTCTGCAAGCGCATCATTGCCCCGATCACGGCCGCCTCGGCGGGAGCCGACATTCCGCCTTCCGAGCTTGATGTTCTCGATGGACTCAAGAAACAGAGTCGACGGGTCACGACAGAGAATGCCCTGCCGACCGACGGCTGCCCGACCTGCGAGTCCGAGTATTCTGAAAACATCGACAAGGCCTTCAGCATTCTTGTCCGGTGGTGCGGCCAGATGGCCGTCGAGTCGATTCGTCTCTTCATGGAACCGTGGGCCGAGCGGGCAGAGGGCCGCTGTGAGGAGGACGAGACCAGGGTCTGTCTCGTCGGAGAGGACGGCAGGAACCACATCTACAGTCGCGAGGAGGGATTCGTGCCTCTCGAGGATCTCTATGAGGTCGGCGGCAACGCGTGGGCCTCGACGAGGTCCTCGACCGTCACCCTGACCTGTCCGGCGGGGTCTGTCACGACCGGACCGCTCACGGTCACGGCCACATCGACATATCGCTCGCGAATCTCTCAGGCAGATGCCGATGTCCAGGCTCTCGCGTCTGCCCAGACGGCCGCCCAGGCGCAGGCCGATTATCTCAGGACAATCTATCCGTGCTACTATGACTCGGTGCAGTCCGTGACCCGCCACTGTTATTCTGAACTCAACGATGATGCCCTGGCAATGACGAGACTGTCTGATGGCCGCGTCATCCTTGGGGGTCAGTTCTGGAGAGACAACACGACCAACCAGGGCAAGATCACCGAGAGAACTTCCGGCGGCATCAGGAGCCTGACCTTCACGCAGGGAGACGGCTTTGTGTCGAACTTTGGAGCCGAGCCGAGTTCCGAGCAGATCAACGTCCTGCTCAATGACAGCAACGGCATCTACGCCCTCGGAGAATTCAGCGAATACAACAACGTCGCGAGGACCAGGATCGCCCGACTGACATCCTCCGGGGCGCTCGACACGACCGTGACATTTGGAACCGGATTCAACACGGCACCGACTGCCGCGTGCATTCTTCCGTCGGCACTCACCGAGGTTTCGACTGTCCAGGTCGCAACGGCGTCTGGCAGTGGTGGCAAGTATTTTGATCTTGGAGATGCCAATGGTCCAGTCCGCGTCTGGATGGACAACAACAATACCTCAACTCCTCCAGCAGCTCCGTCGGGTGGCCGTCTGCTTGAGGTAGACATGTCGGCCGGTCTTCCGGAGATCACCCGAGTCACCACCCTTGCCGACGTGGCCGGATCTCTTGATGAGGCATATTTTGTGCTGCATGACGCGGCCGCGACAACCGTGGCGGTCTGGTTCGCGCACTCCGGAGGATCCACGGCCCCCACGGGATACACAAGAAACCTGAAGGTCGACATCAACAACAATGACTCGGCCAACACGGTCGCGACCAAGCTCAGAAACGCGGTCGACGCGGATGCCCAGTTCTCGGCGGCCGTGAGCGGAAACCAGGTGACCATCACGAACGTCTATATTGGAGTCGTGGCAGACGTAGTTGATGGGACAGACCCGACCGGATTCACGTTTCTTGTGACCCAGCAGGGCGTGAACATTGACACGGCCTCGCAACTCGCAACGAAGATCCAGCTTGCCGTCGACGCAGATGCCCAGTTTGTTGCGACAGTTTTGACCGACACCGTGACAATCACGGCCGCCTCGGCCGGCCACCGGCTTCATGTCACCGAGCCAGATTCTGGCACCTATTTTGTGGTGGACACCACGGCGCTTGGGACGTCTGCCGGATCTCTCATCGTCGGTGGAACATTCACCACATACAACTCCGTGGCCGTATCAAAGCCAATTGTTCTGATCGAGGCAAACGGAACAAGAGATGCCGACTATCTCCCGACGGGCTTCACGAAGATATTTGCCCTGATCCCCATCACGGGGAATCTTGTCTATGCGGCCGGATACGAGTCTGTCGCCGGAAAAGTCCGCGTGGCGAGACTCCTGTCGACCGGCATCGAGGATCCGGCATTCACGCCGTATGAGGTCACGGTCGCCGATCCAGGGTTTGCCTCCATGGCCCTCCAGTCAGACGGCAAGATCATCGTCTCATTTGACGGTGCCAATTCTGCCAAGGATCTCGTGAGACTCGGGACCAACGGATCTGTCGACGCGACCTACAACGTCGGGACCGGACTCGACACCGCGGCCCGAGCCATTCTCATCCTCGCAGATGGAACCGTCATTCTCGGGGGCAATTTCACGACCTACAACTCTGTCGCCGTCCCGCGGATCGTCAAGACGACGGCCCTGGGAGCGGCTGTCGGGGCGTTCAATCCGGGCACGGGATTCAATGCGACGGTCCGAGCCCTCATGCTTCCCTCGACCGGGACCTTCTTCTTTGCTGCCGGCGACTTCACGTCCTACAATGGCAACACGGACTCCTATGAGAGATTTGGCCGTGTCGACCAGACCACGGGAGCCGTTCTTCAAACGCGCCAGACCGTGAACGTCACCGGACGCCATCGTGGCACGGTCTCTCAGATCGACTCCAACACCCAGGCGCTTGCCCTCGCCAACGCCCGCGCCCTCACTGAACTTCCCTGCACCTGACCATGCCAAGGGCCACCTCAGTCACGCTCTTCAACGGAACGACTCCGAACGCCTTCGTGAGTCCGTTCTCCGACCGTCTTCCGATGTCGTTCTATTCGTCGATCACGGTCCCCAACATGCCGACTCAGGCATGTCTTCCGTGTGCCATGACCGGATACTCGACGTCGACCGTCAACCAGTTCATCCAGGATCTCGCCTCGGAGATTCCACTTCCGCTCTCAAACAGCATCTCGACCTCGCAGACGCTGCCGACCATCCCGCCAGAACCCCAGCCACCCACATCCGTATCATGAAGACCAGATTCATCGACGTCAGCCCGTATTCCGACGACTTCAAGAGAATGCAGCAGTTTGCCAGGACCTTCGACCACGAGATCGGGCACTGGAAGAACGGCAAGGTCGTCGCCTTCGAACGAGACGAGAAGACCTTCGGCTATGCCGACATCGTCTATCTCCCGGTCGCGTTTCCGGCGTTTCATCCCGAGGTCGCGACGCCGCGTGGGATCATGGACGTGGTGAACGGCTGGAAGGCCGTCGCGCAGCTCAGCCACGGGGGCGAGGGCTGGATCGGAGTGCCCCTCGATGAGACCCGGAAGACATTTCCTGCGCAGATGTTGGAGAACATTGGATTCTCAAAGATGAACCGCGAGATTTACTTGCTCGACAGAACCAGTTAGATTTCACACGACATGGGCGGAGGATCACCATCAGTTCAATACGCGCAGCCACTCGAGGGATACGAGGCCGGAATGCGTGGCCAGCTCGCTCTCGGAAGATCTCTTGCCGAGGCGGCCGCCGGAACATCCCCGGAACTGATGCGGGCCGACATCCCGTATCTCCAGGAGACCGCCAGGCGCGAGGCGATCATCAACGCCATGAACGCCGCGGCGCTCGAGAGGGAGATGACCCCGGAGACCGCCAGGATGCGGACGGGTCTGCGCCAGCAGCTCGAGCAAGATTTTGCGGGAGGACCGAGCCGCGAACTGTCCAATCTGTGGCTTCGCCAGGGACTGTCAGACGTGATCGGGACCGGTGCGCGGACCGAGTCCGGATTTGCCCGCTCGGCACTCGCCGACCGCAGTCGTCGCGACTACTTCGCGAACAGACAGAACCTGCAGGACCGCGTCGCCACGTATCTCGCCGCAAATCCCATGCCGGTCGCCGGAATCGATCCCGGATCACTCGCCGGAATCGTCAGCCAGGTCTCGGCCGACAACATCAATCTTCGCAACGCGTATCAGCAGCAGGTCCTCGGATACCTCGGAGCCCAGGCACAGAATGCCTCGAACGCGTTCCAGCAGCAGACACAGATGGAGATGGCCCGCAGGTCGCAAAACGCGGCGGCCGCCAATGCGGCAAATGCCGCGGCCGCCTCGAATCGGGCATCTCTCTTTGGAGCGGGAATCGGCGCCGGCGGCGCCGTTGCCGGCGCAGGAATCACGGCCCTCGCCCTATGACGCTCGACCGAAGGGTCGAGGTCGCGGTCGACTTTCTTGACCGCATGCTGAAGACGGCAAGGAATCCGGTCATTCTCTGGTCGGGCGGCAAGGACTCAATGGTGGTCCTGCACATGCTCAAGTTTCTCATGAAGAGGGAGCTTCCCGTCGTCTGCTGGAGAGAACCGTGGATGCCCGAGAAGCTGCGATTCATCAACCGGATCATCGACGAGTGGAATCTCGAGGTCCATGACTATGCCCCATCTGCCGTCAGTCTCTGTCGAGGAAAAGAGAGCCGGATCGACATCATGGAATGCTACCAGGTCAGCTCGGCAGTTCAGAAGCCAGAATACATCATGGTGGCTCGCGGAACGATCGTGCCAGAGGAGGGACGACCGTTTCTTTGTGCACTCGAGACGTTTCTCTCTCGTCCCCTCGGGACATTCAACTTTCCGTGGGACTGCATGGTCATGGGCCACAAGTCCTCGGACGACGATCCGACTGTCGGAAAAGTTCCCCTGCAGGTCGACCGACTCCAGCTCGAGAATGCCGGGACGATCCTCTATCCGATCCGGGAATGGACCGACGATGACGTCTTTGAATACCATGAGAGGCACTCGGTGCCGCACGACGAGACGCGCTATGACGTCAAGAACCGGCAGGTTCTCAAGAAGAACTCGACGAATTCCGACTATTTTCACACCTGCACGAAGTGCTGCGACCCGACCTCGGCCTCCTTTGTCAGGTGTCCCAAGTATGGCATCGACGTGAACAACGTGTCACACCGGGTGCCCTGGGTCGAGCCCAACTTTGCCTACTGCGGACTCAACCGCGAGGATTCTGCATAGAATTTTCTGGTTCTGAATCCTGGCAGAAGCGAGTTACATTCTCAGAGACATGGGAGGAGCAAACAAGGCATTCGAAAGAGCCGGAAAGGGCGCCAGCATCGGTGCCTCTGAGGGCTTTTCTGGAGGAGGACTCGGTGGCCCGGCTGGATCTGCCTATGGAGCACTCGGAGGCGCCGTGTTTGGCGGACTCGACGGCGCCGTGAATGGCCCGATCTACCGCGCCAAGACCGGCGGATCCTCTGGATTCGGATCATCCTTTGACCGCATGATGCAGGGCGCGACGACCGGAACGGCAGACGGCAGCGCCTTCGGACCGTGGGGCGGCATCGGAGGCGGAGTCGCCGGCGGATTCAGCGGCCTGTCGAACAGTCCAGCCTTTCAATATCGAGTCGGAGGAGGATACTGACATGGGAGGAGCATCCGCATCTGCCGCACCTGCGGCCTCGGCCGCGGGCGGATACGCCAGCAAGGGGGCCATGTCGGCCGCGACGGTCGGCGGAACGACCGGCAGCAACGTCTCCGGGATGGGATGGGTTCCGAAGGCACAGGCGGCCGGCTCTGGCGGGACAAACTACATGGAACTCGCAAAACTCTTTGGCGGCGTCCTCGGAGACTCATCGGGTCAGTTTGGAAAGGCCGTGGCTGGCCAGCAGTACGGCCTCGGCGGACAGTCCGTCTCGAGTCCGTTCGTGCCGCCGGGACCGTTTCCGTTCGCGGGACTGACTCGGGAGATGCCGCGAGTCCAGTCGAGAGGTTTTCGTCTTGCCAGCGCGTCCGCGGGACCGCTTCAGCAGACAGGAATGGGATATTCAATCTGAGACCATGGGAGGAAGCCGACAGGGATTCGGGGCGATCGCGCAGATGCGCGAGCGGATGCAGAATCGTGTTCAACAGCAACAGGCCGCGGCCAGGCCGGCTCCTGCCCCGGTGCCCGCCCCGGCCCCAGTTTCGGCACCGGCGCCCGCCCCGACTCCGGCACCAGCTGAACCCCCTGCTCCCGAATACACCCCGTTCCGCTCATTCGCGGTTCCTGATTTTGGATCTCAGCTCTATGGACAGTCCGGAGCAATTCCACGCGAAATTTCTGAATCATCTGGCATGACTCCGTCACGTCCCAGACTTCAGTCGACTGGATCAAGGAATCCAACCGCGGGCGGACGTCTCTCGAGATCAACCGGATCATCGCCGACAACGGCGGGTCCGATCACGCCGGTTCCCAATGTCTGGAACTCTGCGAACGCCAGCATGGCAGCTGGCGCCGTCGCTCTATGAAAACGCCAACAACTAGAAAGAGAGGATAACATCATGGGAGGAGGAAGAGGAGGAGGATCAGCACCGCCGCCACCGCCACAGCCTGACTGGGCTGGGATCTTTGCGGCCGAGCGCGCGGCAAATCAACGACTCATGGACCAGCAGCGAGCCGAGGCCGAGGCGCAGAGACAGCGCGAGGCACAGCAGCGCCAAGAAGAAGAGGCGCGCCGCATGCAGGAACAACACAACGTCCAGCAGAAGGCCCGCGACGAGGCGGCAATGACCGATTTCACGAAGATGAAGCAGGCGGCGGCCGCACAGGCCGTCGGAGGAGTCGGCTCTGTCACCCCGACATCGTCTCGTGCCACGGCACCCGGACTCACCCCGACGTCTGCCATGTCGACGTCTCGTCCGATGTCGTCTGGAACGTTTGCCCCGAGTCCGACGGCCCCGGCGGGTCCGGCGGCCCCGATGGCCGGCAATCTGCCAACCGCGCCGGCACAGGTCGGCCTCGGAGGCGGCGGATTTGACTTCCTGAGACAGTATTTCTCGAGGTAACTCATGGCGATTCAGACCGGCGGCTTCAACGTGGCGCGGGGCGGAGGGGCTCAGATTCAGCTCGCCGCCCCGGCGCCGCTGTCGTTTGTGTCTGGAAGCACCCTTGCCCCGGGAGACATCGGGGTCAACGCCATCACCGAGGGATCGCGTCTCGCGACGGCCAGCCTGCTGTCCGGGGTCAACGTGGCCCTCGAGAGCGTGCTCGGTGCCGGTCTCGGGATTCTTGAGAGAAGGCAGAAGCGCGACGAGGACGAACTTGCCCATGAGCGCGCCCTTGAGATTGCCCGCGAGCGCAGTCTTCTCGGAAACGTTCTCAGTCCGCTTGACCGCGAGCGCCTGCTCGGGCAGCGCCTGCAGAACATCGAGCAGATTCGCGAACTCGAGGATCCCTATGCCGAGTTTCTCGGTGAAAAGGGCCCGTCGCCACTTGGCGACATTCCTGACCCAAATCTTGGTCTGAGACCCGAGGATCTGCCCCTTGAGCCGTTCGACCCGAATGCGCCCGAGAACGTCGAGCCAGAACTTCCGTCGGGCGACGTTCCGCTCCCGCCTCTTCAGGGAGCCCGTCCTCCCGGCGAGGAACCCGCGCCCGGCGCCGCCCCAGAGGGTTACACGACGGCGGGCCCGGGAGGAATGCTTCTGGTGGTCCCGATTCCGGCAGAATCTGGCGGGGGCCGCATGATCATCAACCGGGCCACCGGGGCCACGACGATCGACAAGGGAGCCGGCGGGCGGACCGAGACCACGGCCTCTGGACTTCCCGAGGAACTCAAGGATGAACTCCGTCTCAAGGGCGTGACCGTCAACGCCAAGGGCGAGGTCTCGACCACCTACGAACCGAGCACGGCCGACGCGGACCAGGAGAAGGAGATCAGCACGATGCAGTCGAGCATCGAGCAGGCCAACCGCATCGTGCGAGACATCGACACGATTGTCGATACCGCGCAGGAGGCCAGACTCCCGGCGACTGGAAAATTTTCTGACTGGATTGCCACGCTGCCCGTCACCACCGGAGCGAGTGACGTCCGAGCCCTCATCAAGAACATCGAGGCAGACGTGGCCTTCAAGACGCTGGCCGACATGCGGCGCAACAGCAAGACGGGTGGCGCGCTCGGAGCCATCTCTGACCGAGAACTCGCCCTTCTCGCGGCCGCCGAGGGCTCGATCAATCCATCTCTCAGCTGGCCAGTCTTCAAGCGCAACCTGCAAGACATCAGCAATGCTCGCAAGGAGCTGATCAAGATGTGGGGCGGCAAGCTTGCCTCGATGGGTGCCGGCACGTCGCAGTTCGACCTGACTGCCGAGATCAACAGTCTCGCCGAGCAGCTCGATGACATGCCCGACAGGAATTCTGAGGAATATCGCGCCGGGAGAGAACGGCTCAAGGAGCTGGTTCGCCGCCAGAGAGGACAATGACCCATGGCCGTTCTCGAGGAAGTCATCGGCGAGGTCACGTCTGAGACCAGGCCAAAATCCGGCATGGTCGGCGGAGTCTCGCGCGGCGCCGTCGGGCGTCGCCGCAAGAAGAAGCCCGCATCGATCCTCGACGAGGTCACCGAAGAGGTGTCGAAGGAGCCGGTCCCCGAGGGTGCCCTGGCCCAGGTCATGCGCGAGACCGAGACCGATCCCGAGACCGTCCGCCGCATGCGGGCCGAGGGACAACCGCTCACGACCGATCAACAGCGCATCGCCTTCGAGGCCGAGCGGGCGAGGCCACTGACCGACGTTGCGCTCGGTGCCGCGGGCGCCTTCATTCAGGCGGCTCCGCAGACCGCCGGACAGCTTCTGAGGGGAACTGCCAAGTTTGCATACGAGGGAGTCGGAAAACCTCTCGGCGAGGCCGTTCTCTCCGGACTGATCCACGAGCCAGGATCCGATGAACAGGAACAGGCCGTCAGACGGGCATTTCGAGGAGCAAACAGTGCCGTGCGCTCGCTCGCGTCTGGCGTGGCTCAGGACATAGAAGAAACGGCCAATGCCGCGATTCGTGCCGGATATTTTGGAACCAGCATCACTGACCGTGCCGCCGAGAAACTCGGACTCGTCACGCCAGAACAATCTTTCAACAACTATCTTGCTCGCGAGGACATGCGCCGCGGCGAGGCCGAGGACATTCAGGAGAATCCCGATCGTGCCGCGACGATGTTGGCCAGGAATCCGCTCGCCGGGACCGTGATCGAGGGAGCCGCGATGCTGTCTGGACAGGGAGCCCTGACGCCGGAGGCGAAACGGGCCGCTCTTGCCGGATACGAAGAATCTCTGCTTCAGGAGGCCAAGTTCAGACCAGACGAGGACATCTCGATGCTCGGCGAGGTCCTGTCTCCGGTCGGTCTTCCGGCCAGGCTGGTGAAGCCCGTCACGAGCGCGCTCGGCGGAACCATGGAGGCCGCGGGCGGACTCGCCGTGCGAGGCGTGACGAAACCCACGATTCGCGGCGTCAATCCTCTCGAGGGAGTCGGCATCGGGATCCGGAGGGTCGGCGAGGGAGCCGAGAAGGTCGGAGCAGGCATCAGCCAGGCAATCACGGGACGTCCCGACACCTTCCTGGCGGCACCTGGCACGATCGTCTCGGCATTCACCAAGAGACCCGGACAGCTGGTCGAGGGAGTCGGTAGGACCATGCGAGATGTCGGCCGCCAGATCGACGAGGGTGGAATCCGGGGACGGACCGGCATCGTCGAGCGGCTCGGAAGAGACCCCGCCTCGGCCGACTGGATCCGCGACCTCTTTGGACCCGGCGCACAGAAGCGGCTCGAGAAGATGGAGCGCAAGAACAAGCAGCGCGTCGCCGAGGGCAAGCCCGAGATCAAGCCGGGACGCGGCGGGGTCATGCGAGCCCGCACCGCCGACTACGGTCTGCGTCTCGCGAACAGTCTCACCAAGTCGGGTGTCTCTGGCGCCGCGCTGAACGGTATCATCGGGGCAGCCGACATCGAGACCGCAGAAGAATTTGGCCGCTCCACCGGCGTGGGCTTTGGCATCGGCTCCTACATGGCCGGTCGCGTGCCCGAGCGCATCGGGGCAGCCCTTGATCCGACAACCGGCCTTGCCACAAAGATCGACCGGGTGACCGAGATCGACCCGCTCGATCGTCGTCTCGACGAGGATGCCGATCTCAAGCGCTTCCGGGCGACGGCCGATCCGGAGCTTGTGCGGCAGGTTGAAAAGCTCTCGAGCCCAGAGGAACAGGTCGCGTCTCGCATGCGAGAGCTCGACGATCTGTTCCAGCGCAAGGCCGAGGCCGACTATGCCGAGGAAGACACGGCCGAGCTCGATGCCGTCATCACCCAGAAGGCCGATGAACTGTCGGCCCTGCAGGAGAGCACCAAGGATCTGACGCAGGAAGACCGCGACGAGCGCCGCCGGGCCGTCGAGCTCATCATGGCAGACGGCCTCGATCTTCTTAAGTCAAACGGCAGGGCCGCGGGTCTCAACGGCGTGAACGTGAAGATTCTTGACCCGTCTCAGATCGAGTCGTTCATTCGCGAGCGCTGGGGACAGAATCTTGAACAGGCCGAGGCGATCGTCACACAGCTCGGAGGCCGCACCGATCTCAGTCCATCCGAGGAACAGTCACTCCTGCGTGCCAACCAGGCCGTCCAAAAATTTCAGGAGCAGGTGCAGCTCTGGCCGCAACAGACGGGGTTCGCGCTGTCAGACTCCGACCAGGCCGATGCCCCGGCCCATCTTCGGATGGCCAACATCGGGGCCCCGACGATCGTGATGAACACCGAGCAGCTGATGCGTGATCCGCGCCGCGTGGGTCTTCGTTATCTGCTGCAGCACGAGAGCAACCACATCCTTGAGCAGTTTCGCGAGGTCCAGGAGATGCAGCGTCCGGTGAGAGACCTGTGGTTCGGCAAGCGAATCGTCCGTCCCGACGGCACGGTGCTCGAGGCAACCCCGGGAATCATCACCGACGACTGGATCAACGACGTTGGAATCCCGATGTATGCCGAGCGACTCTACGGTCCCGGAGGCGAGACCAAGTTTCGTGATTCTTTCGCGTCGCCGCAGCAGGCCGTCGAGTATGTCCGTTCCGAGCTCATGTCCGAACTGTCGGCGCTGTCCGAGACCGGCTATTCCACGATCCGCGAGGCACTCGATTCGCCTGGTCAGGCCGTTGTCGACCGTCTTCTCATTTCTCGAAAAAATTCCATGCTCGGGCGACTCCGCCAGGCCCTCGAGGCCATGGGGGTCGAACTCGACTCAAAGGGAGACGTGAAGTCCGTGATCTTTGGAGACCAGGCACCCTTTGATCCCGATGCCCTGGCGATCATGCGCCAATACAAGAGAAACCTTCGCGAGTTCAATGACATGCTCACCTATGCCGGCGGCACCACCGAAGGCGAGGTCGAGATCAGCGTCACTGAGCTGATGACAAACCGGGCCCTGCAGGAGGCATACAAGGATGATGTCATCTGGGACAAGGAGACCATTCTTGATGTCCAGGATGACGAGGGAAACACCGTCGCCCAGATCGTGATTCCCGATGACCCCACGATCGATTCTGCCACCGGAGAATACCGAATCGCCAACGGACAGCTCGTCGATGAGAATGGTAGTGCCCTGCAGCTTACCCCGACCATCGACCTGTCTGGTCTTCCGGATGGCGCGCGGGCCTCGATTGACAGTCGCATCGCGCGCAACCCCGACGGCAGTCCCAAGATTCTGACAAACAAGGAGATTCAGGCGAGGGCACGTCAGCGCGATCAGATGATCAAGGACGCGGTCGACAACGCCCCAGAGGACGGCTTCGAGGGACGACTTCGAGACACCGGAAACGGGAGCTATCGCGGGGTCATGAGTCCGTCGCAGCTCGAGGCCGTCATGGCACTGCCCAACAGCGTGATTTCCCCGTCTCTCAAGAAGAACATAGCCGCCTTCAACGAGGTGCTTCAGAAACGCGACGGGACTCGCATCCTGATGGAATATCAGGCGGCCCTCCGCGGCGGAAGGTATCGGGCCCTCAGTCCGCGCATCCGCGACGTCGTGCCGATTGGGTATCAGTTCAGCAAGCAGGGCAACTTTCTGGCCACGACCATCTCGGTCAGCCGCATGTTCGATAAGATGAATCTCTGGTCACAGAAGCGGCCAGAGAATCTCAATCTCTGGGGACGCGATCTCGGCAAGTTCTGGGAGGACGTGACCCGAGTGCTCGACAACCACAACCGGGGACTGGCTGGACAGACCGGACTCGACGTCGATCCCGACATCGCGATGCAGAAAAAGAACCGCATCAACGACTTTTTCAATCTGTTCACCAAGGAGACTGAGTCGCTGAATCCATCGAGGACCACGCTCCCGGCTCGCCGCGGGAAGGACTCGGCAGACCGCCTGATCATGTCGGCTCGCATGGACCGCATCAACCAGATGCAGATCAGCAACGCCCAGAAGCTTCCTGTCGACTACGGCAAGATGCTCGTCAATTTCTTCCCAGAGAACGAGGCACGGTCGCTTCGTCTCGACCAGTTCCAGGATGCTCCGGTCGAGAACGACATTGTCGGCGGCGCCATGCCTCGGTTCCTTCCCGGCATCCGCTACACCTCGCTTCCCGACGATCCCAAGAAGACCATGGCCGACTTCTATATGCTCAACGCCATGATCACGACCCCGCCGACCGGATGGAGCATGGGCAAGTTTGGCGGCGAGGCCACCATGTATGCTCCCTCGGCAGACCCGACCGGGCGCTATGCCGGAGTCCGCGCCGAGAAATACCAGGACGCCCTCGACGAGGCCAAGCAGACGCTCATCCCGACCCTGCACAGCAAGATCCAGAAGGCACTGCACTTTGCGGTTGCGGCAGAACTGCGGCATGCGATTCCAAAGAAACAGCCGACCGACCTGGCCGAGTCTGAATTCTATCAGGAATACATGCGCCAGTATGCGATCCAGGGAGCGGGCATGCCAGATCTCAAGAAAGAAAAGGGGCCACGCCGTTTTCAGAGCGAGCATGAGGGCTATCGGGCCTCTTTCATTGCGATGGAAAATGCCCGCAAAAAACTCGGCATGAGCATTGCCGACGTGGCCCTGTTTGCAGAACAGCTTTATCGCCGCGGGAGCTGGTCGTCAAGCTACGGCGGAAACCCGTGGGGCGACATCGCGGCCCATCTTGCCAAGATGTCTGATCCGAGCTATTCTACCGAGCTGGTTCGTGCCGTCGTGACCGACGAGAATGGCCGCATGCAGATCATCGAGACCAACGAGTTCCGCGACCCGGGCGCCTACAGCGCCATGTTCCAGGAGATCGATCGGGCCTACGACCTGCAGCACAACACGAACACGGTCTTCAACAAACTCAAGAAATACTACATGGGAGCCGAGGGATACGGCTGGATCGCCAAGATGCTTGACTTCAAGGCCAATGTGGCCAATCCCCGCGAGCTGCGCGGCCTCGTCAGCGGCACCATGGGGAAACTGGCCGACGCCTGGTTCGCCGACATGCGCGCCGACGCGCCCCTCACCCAGGATCTCGAGGCCAGGGTCGTCGAGCAGCTTCCAGAGTCGTTCATTGACAACTTGGATCCGTCTCAGTCTCCATCCCAGTTTCCTGAGATGCTCAAGGATCTGGTCGCAGACTACTACCGCAAATCCTCAAGCGGAGTTCGGCGTGAGAATCCCTTTGAAAACATCGCCAACGCGGCCGAGGGCATCTTTCGCAACAATGGCGGAAAGAGCGACGACTGGAAGGCGATCAAGAAAGACCAGAACGCGCACATCGGGATCATCCTTGACGACCATTTCGGCGATCTCGGAGTCGCGAGGACCGATGCCACCAAGCTCTTCCGCATGTTGCTCGTCGAGGGCCGGGATCCCAGAGTCACTGGCAAGAAGCCGTCTCCGTCTGATGTCCCGAAAGTCGAGACCAAGCTTTCCAAGCCGAAGCCCATGGCCTACCAGAACTGGTTCATGGGAAATGTGTTCCAGCCCAAGCTTGACAAGTCGACTCCCTCGAATCTCAATGAGTTTGTTGTCGGTCTCTTGTTTAACGGATTCAATGGCCTGAAGCTTGGCGATGTCACCGTCGTCAATGCCGGCGGTTCTGGTAAGGCAGTGACTCTCAAGGTCTATGTCGGAGACTCCGTGGCTGAGGGCAGCCTTGCCACCACGGCCCAGATTCCAGGCGGCAAGAAGCGTGACATCGTCGACTGGCTCGCCGAGTATGCGCTCATGCGCGCCAAGATGAACGGTTACGGCAATGTCATGGACTGGATGCAGCAGAATCTGAAGGCCGAGATGAAGCCGCAGATGCCCGTGCAGAGTGAGGGAATCAGCAATCTTCTTGAGAATCTTCCGTGGGCCGCGAGAAACAGAGTCAATCAACTGCTTGAGAATCTGCAGGATCAGGAGTGGGTTGACACCAACCTCGCGAATCTTCCGCCGTCCGACATCGACGCCTCGGCTGATTTCGTGGAGTCGCTCTTGCTTGGAAACTCTGAGGGTCTTGCCAAGGCAAAGATCATTGACGCACTTAGCCCCAACGACGTCGAGGCTCTCGGCAAGTATCTCTACGACGTCGGCAAGTGGGCATCCGACAAGCTTGAGAAGCGCAAGGCGGCCGACATGGTCGAAGAGGTCGAGGAAGAGGGGCTGACCCTGGATTCTCCGGCAGTCGGATATGCCAAGGCAGACGACACCCTCATGACCGTCGCCGAGGCGGCCGCCATGGTCGGACCGTTTGAAGAGGGCGAGATCGGCGGGACCAACCACGTGTATTTCACGACGAACTCGGGCACGGCCGTGACAAATCCATACGAGGACGAGCAGGGCGATCCGTTTGTGACCGAGTGGGCGCCCGGCAACAAGACGGCCATCATGCAATACTGGGCCGACAACGGAGTCCTTCCGTCTGTCTCCGAGACGGCCCTGGCAGTCTTCGATGCCGCGAATCCCAGCCACCCGTATCTGAAACCCTCGGAGAATGAGGCGGATCCCGTGATTCTTGCCGACTCCGACGCACTGATGAAATTTGCCGACAATCTGGGAGTGACGCTTGACGACGCGCAGGCCACCAAGGATGGCAAGTGGAAGTCCGTGGTTCTCACGAACGGCCAGGGAGACGAGGTCAAGATCGTCAAGCAGGTCGCGGAGGACGGAATGTATCAGTTCATCAAGGACGACAAGAACTTTGCGATCGGGCCGTTCGCATACGTCATCCGAGAGGCCGCGAAGTATCTGAATCAAAAAAGTCCGGGGAAAAAAGACGAGACCGCGGCCCAGAAACAGGCCATGGAGTTTCTCAATGACGCGCTGCTCGACGAGCCAACCACGATCGACGGAAACACATGGGAGCTCGAGGGCATCGAGGACGACTCTGGTGAAATCACCGCGGCCGTCGTAAAACTCAATGGCGTTGCCGTGTCAAACACCATTCCGTTTGAGCCAGAGACGGCGACCCCCATGATCGGTCCTAAGGGAATCTACGACGACTATTTCGCGCTTGACTGGATGAAGGACTGGAAGGCACCCGAGGCCCAGTCGCTCCTGACTCCGGAGCAGGACTTCACGATGCAGGCGGCGGCCCAACTCATGGACCCGGACATCGAGGTCGTCGAGGTCGGCGGCAAAAAGTTTGCAAAGGGCGTCACGCAGTCTGGATCTGTGGCAATCTCTGCTTACAACAAGGACAATGAAGTTCTCGGCATCATCCCGATCCAGGGATCGCAGAACATGGAGCCCATGGATCTCGAGGCGGCCATCTATGAGGCCCTGTCGACACTCGGGGCCACGTCTGCACCAGAATCCAAGACCAAGACGCCTGAGATCACGACGCAGATGATCAACGAGGCCGCCGAGGCCCTGATGAACGACGAGACGACGTCGCTCGGCAAATACACGTTCGAGCCGATCGCCTCTGGACTCGGAGGAACCAGGGTCAACATCTACGTCGAGCCCGGCATGGAGGACTCGGTCGGCTATTTCATGCTCGACCCGGGCGAGTATCGCGAGCCCTCGGACATGCTCGACGCGTTCTACGACAAGATCAGCGAGTTTCTCGAGAACAATCCCGACTCTGATGAGGGCGGTGGCGGCACGGGGCCCGGGGCCAAGTTCATGCCGGCGGGCTTCTATGATCCCGATGAGGATGTCCCGTCTCTCCGCCAAAAGGCCTGGATCACTCCGGATGGCGAGATCGTGAACGTGGATCCGGGATCCGAACACCGCCTTGTTGCCCGGTCGTTTTATCCCAACGCCGAGTCCGACGAAAAGGCCCAGATGGCCGCCGAGGATGAGGGTTATCTGCGAGTCGTCCGGCAGGGCAGCCGCGTCAACGTGGGCGGACGGACTCCGAACTCATCCCAGAGGGACACCCTGACGAGACTGCGACTCGATCATGACTATGAGATTCAGGATGATCGCGGACGTTCCATGGCGGCCAGATTCATGCCCGCGGGCCCATCCGGATCATCCCAGGATGACCAGGGTCTTGCCGGAGTCACGGGACCAGACGCTGACCGGGGGCCTCTTTCGGGGGCCAGATTCATGCCCGGCTACAACCCCCGCTACACCGATGACGACGGCAACTTTGACTTTGGCCTGTATTCCGAGGACAAGCGCAAGACCATCGCCTATCTGCGAGACCGCATGGGCATCACCCGGAAGGACTTTCCCGATGAAGAAGAGTGGAAGCGCACCATCCGTGAGACGATGCGAGACGTGATCCGCGGCGGCTAGTCTCGACAATTTCTGCCAAGAAGTTTGCGATTTACTCCAGCAGCCCCCTGAATAAACTATTCTCACATGGCCATTCTGGATACCGCAAAATATCGTGACCGGGTTCTCGACGGGCTCACGCAGATCGATGGACGCCTCGTCTCGGCATCGAGCACCTCGGGATTTGGAATGGTGCTCAACAATTTTCGCACACGAATCGTGCGCTTCACTCCCGTGGTCGACACCGCGGCTTATGGCTCTGGTGACGTGCTCTTCAACACGACGGCCGTGACGGTCGCCGACACCGCGGCCACGACCCGCGGAACGATTCTTTCGGCCAGCGTCATCGACCGCGACGACGAGGCGAGTCAGACCATCACTCTCTATTTTCTGCGCACGGCCGTGACCTTTGGCACTCTCAACTCGCCTCCCTCGATCACGGATGACGGCGCGAGCGAGATCATCGGGACTGCCACGGTGACGACGGGCACCGACCTCGGCGGATGCCGATATGGCGAGTCCAGCGGACTCGTGCTTCCGTTTGAACTCCCGGCCAATCTTCTCTATGTCGCGGCCACGACGGGCGGCACGCCGACCTTCACCAACGCGAACGACATCCGGATCCGCCTTTCTCTGCAGATAGAGGCGCCGGTCTAAGACGGTGCCGCTGCCATTCAGCAGAAACTCGGCCGCGGCTCGTCCCACGTTTTCGCGAGACTTTGCCGGTGTCAAGACTCTTGATCACGGAGTCGGCCCCGCCATCACATTCACACGCGCCGACGCCACCACCTGCGCGACCTTCTTCGACGCCAACGGCGTCCTTCAACTTGCCGCCGCCAACGTCCCAAGATTCGACCACGACCCCGCGACCGCCGGAAATCCGTCACGCGGGCTGCTCATCGAGGAGGCGCGGACGAATCTATTGGTTCGCAGCGCGGAGTTCACCGACGCAAGCTGGGCAAAAACCAACGTTACCGCATCAGATGGTCAAGCTGCCCCAGACGGCACGACCAACGCCGATGGCATTTTTGAAACCGCAACCACCGGCATCCATGAAACCCGCCAGTCTGTTTCCATCGCTGCAACCGCAACGCACACATATTCAGTGTTTCTAAAAGCTAATGGCAGAAACTTCGCAACTGTATATGTGAGAGAAACGGCAAACAGTGGTGCAACTTATGTCAGTGTTGTGGTTGACTTGTCAAACGGAAGTATATCGGGTTCTCCTGTTGGCACCGCAACCGTCACAAGCGTTGGCAATGGATGGTATCGCGTCGCGGTTTCTGCAAGTATTGATGCAGGCACACGCTTTGCGCAGATCCGCTTGCGCGAAGACGCCAGCACAACGTCTTACGCGGGCGACATCACCAAAGGCATCCTCGCATGGGGCGCCCAACTAGAAGCAGGCGCCTTCCCCACCAGCTACATCCCGACGACATCCGCCGCCGCCACCCGCGCAGCGGACAGTGCTGCCGTTACGTCGATCTCCAGCTTCTATAATCAAGCGGAGGGGACGCTGTTTGCGGAAGCAAGCGTCTATGCCAGAAAAAATCCCGGGGCGCAAGATGTCTACAGTTTTGCGATCGCCCAGACAAATCGCATCGGAATAAGATACGTGAATGCTAACATAAGCGCCGGGATTGCTGTTGCTGACACGAGCACATTCGGATTTGGGGTGACAGGATCTGTCAACATTGTCTACAAAACGGCATTGGCCTACGCCGTCGACAATAGCGCCGCTTCAATAAACGGGTCGGATGCCACGACCGACACTGACGTCATCTTGCCGTCCATTTTGACGGGCATGTTCATCGGACGAAGAAGCGGCACAGCGACCGATTTTCTGAATGGTCATATACGTCGCATCGCCTACTGGCCCCGCCGCTTGAGCAACAGTTTGCTCCAGCAGCTGACGGTCTGAGTCACCGCCGGCGGTCCGTCCGTTCCCAGGCCAGGACCACGGCCAGCCCCAGTGCGATGAACACCAGGGCTGGCCAAAAGTTCCAGGCGATCTGTAGGAATCCCCGCAGGATGATGAGAATGTCGGGGTCCATGGTCAGGCTGCGATCTTGGAGGTGAAGTCGATCGAGGCGCCGACTCGGCGGCCGTGCTCGTGGGCCCCGGCGTCGTGGCTCGCGCGGCTGCGGCTGCGCGACTTCTTGAGGTCCATGTTCTGGTCGACCCACTCATTGATGCGCTTTTTCTTGTCGGCGATCACGATCGCGAAGCGGTCCTGCTCCTCCTTCTTGAAGCGGCGCATGGCCGCCTGACGGCCGTGGGTCGACTCGTTGATGAATCCATCGGCGACTCCGCGGAAGAACGAGTTGGCCGTCGTCGTGTTCCACGATTTGCCAGTCATCTTGAGGTGGTGGTTGAGGCCGTTTTTCATCGCGTCATAGACGAGTGGCAGCGCCATGCGGGCGGCCTCGATGTCGAGCGACTCCCCGACGAAGATGTAGACGTGCCGGTAGCCGCCAGAGCGGCCGACGGTCAAGTCCCACTGCGCCGAGTAGACGACCTTGACGTCGAAGACCTGGTGGATGACGGCGGGGATCCAGCGATCCTCGTCGCGCTTCTTGCGGCCGGTGTTGACGGACACCTTGTTGATGGTCTCGGCCTCGCGTGCCTCGCCCACCTGCATCTGTTCGATGCCGTGGCGCGTCATCAGCTCGCGTGCCTTGCGAAGAGCGACCTCCATCTCGTTGGCCGTGGCCCCGCTCGAGGGATCGGCCATCTTGAAGAGGTTGCGGATTTTTTCGATGATGTTGGATGTGTTCATGACAGGACCTAGTCTACCATGGCTGGCAGCCAAGTAAACCCCAAAAAGCAAAAAAATGAAAAAAAAATAGGGGGCCCCGGAGGGCCCCCCTTGGCTGAGGTTTTCGTGGATTATTCGGCGGCCAGCATCTCCTTGCGGAACTTCTGGAGGCCGTGGGTCCCGCCGGCGAGCAGGGCCTCGGCACCGGCCCAGAGGCGGCGGTTGACGAGGGTGTCCATGTGGAAGGACGTGACCCCGCGGCTGCGACGACCCAGGCGAGTCTCGATGCCGCCCTTGATGACGTTCTCCTGGACGCGGTTGAACACGGTCCAGAGGTCGTCGTGCTTGTCGACGTCGCGGCGGGCGACGAGAACGTCCTTGGCCTCGATGGGCATGTCGGCATAACCCTTGTAGCGGGCCTCGATCGCGAACTTGGCATACATGCTCTGCTCGATTTTGTTCAGCCTCCGCTCGCGGAAGGCCTCGACGCGGCCCTCGGACTCATCGAGCAGCTTGGCCATGTTGGCGATCATCAAGCGGACGGCCTCAGAATCGAGCGACACGTGGGTCGCGACGAAACTCGAGGCCATGCCCGAGGCGACGACCATGCCGTTGCTGCAGACCAGGCGGTAGAAACCGGCCATGGCCGACAGACGGCGAGTGCGGTCGTGGCTGTTCTCGAGGATGACGCGCGGGGCGGACTCCAGCTTGCCCGACTGCAGCTTCTCGAGGTGGTTGCGGTGAAACAGCTCCACGCGGTGCTGCCCGGTGATCCCGGCCTCGCGGCGCTGGCGCGCATTGACCGGCACGAAGCCGTGGTCGCGCAGGACCGGGAGGACCTCGGACGTGCTCACGAACGTGTAGCGCTCAGAGACGTCAGGGGCGGGTTTTTTCGCGAAGATCGCCGGGGCGAGTTCACGGAGGCGGGTGTCGTTCAGTTCTCCCAGGAGGACCTGGGCCGTAGTTGTGTTTGCAGTATTGCTCATAACGAGGGCTAATATAGCTGGCTGCCAGGCACGTGTAAACCCCAGAATGAAACTTTTTTCAACTTTTTTCGGGGCCCTCGGAGGGCTACTTTTTGGCCCCCTCGGGGAAGATCGTGTAGGACTTCTTGCCCCCGATTCGAACCGAGACCACCCCGCGGCCCTGGGCCTCGAGCTTGCCGAGCTGGATGCCAAACCACCTCGCCGAGTTGCGCCCGACGATGTTGCGCAGGCTGTCATAGAGGAAGATGTCCTGCATGAGAGCTGTCGCGGTTCCAGACCATGCCTCGTTCTCGCCGTTGCGAGATCTCTCAAGCATGAAGGCCGACAACACCTCGTCGAGGACCGCCGCGTCCGTGCTCTCGCCGGCCGCGAGCCGCAGTTCTGGATGGTGGTATCCACGGATCCCGTAGCGCGCCTGTTCTGAGATGCATTCCTCTGGCACATCGAATTCAACGAGCCACGCGGCAAGATAGGGAAGCTCTCTCGTGATCGTGTCCTGGAGGACGTGCCTCTCGGGAAACATCTTGTCGACGGTGGCGGCCCTGAAGAGCATGATCTTGTCGAGGATCGACGTGTCGAGATCAGGCAGGATGCGGAGCGACTCGGCATCGAGGTTTCCGGTGATGATCACGCGGCCAGTCCACTCGACCATGACCGAATCCTGGAACTTGGCATGGTATTCAAAGGTCGTGTTGGCCGTGACCTTCTTGAGCAGGCTCGAGAACTTCTTGTGGTCTGCCGAGCTGTCGCCGGGCGTCGCGTCGTCGACCGACCACAGGCCGTGATGGAACAGCTCCTTGTTGAACGAGGATGCTCCCAGAAGAAACTGGGTCGCGTCCTGGTGACCTCCGACCAGACCAGAGACGATCCTGTTGGACAGCAGGGTCTTGCCCTGCCCGGGCTCACCGGCGATGAACAGGGCCTGTCCCTGCTTCGGGGCCCCGTCGAGCGCCGAGCAGTAGAACCTCTTGAGCCACGACAGAAAATAGAGCAGCTGCTCGTCGTTGTCAAAGAACTTCTCAAGAAATCCACTGAGCCACGGGAAACGGTCTCCCCAGTCGGCGATCGATTCGGCCGGCCTGAGTGGCATGACCCTGGCCGTGTTGAGGACTCGCTTGCCCATGAACTCGATCATGCCCGGCGGCAGGTAGACGAACGGGGCCGCTCCCACGACGCGCCTGTGCTGGTCGACCGTGAAGAGCGCGTGCTCGACTTCTGAAAAGGTCGCGTTCTTTTCTTTCTCGGCGGCCAGCCCCTGCTCGACCTTGAGCCAGCGACCCATCTCCCTCTCGGCACGCGCCTCCCACTTGCCGTCGGCCGACTGATACCAGTAGTTCTTGCCGTCATACCAGACTCCGTCGATCACCTCGCTGAGCCTGCTCGACGTGAACTGCTCAACGAAGCGACTTCCGAAGATCTTCGACCACGGCACGAAGCCAGACGAGCCGGTGAAGCACTGCATCCCGGTCGGTCTGACGATCGCGGCAGTCGGGTTGTCTGCCATCGGGTCCCAGAACCGCACTCCTCGAGATCCCTCAACAAACGGCCCGTTCCAGCGGCCGGGAAAGCGCTGGTGGAGCTCGTTCTCGAGCACGTCGAGCGGGATCGAGTCGCCGGTCCACTTGACCGACTCGGATGACTTCAGCATCCAGCCCTCGACGACCGCGGCATCGAGAGGAGGGGCCCCATCGATCTCCATCCAGTCGCGGCCGACGTCGTAGTAGATGGTCGGGTTGAGAAAGGCCGAGTCAAAGTCAAAGCCGGGCAGGAGGCCACGCAGGTCAAGCGACTTGGCGGCCGCCCGGAGTGTCTTGATCAGGACAGACCCAGACGCGACAAGGACTGGCCTGTCAAGGATCCACACCAGCCGGGCTCCCCCGGATGGCGTCCTGTGGGCCCAGGTCGGCGGAGTGGCATCGCACCTGCCCAGCATTGACTCGAGGTCAGAAATGTCAATCTCGGAATCGTAGTCGGCCACCAGGGCGTGGATGGAATGGACCGGATTTGCGTCCTTGTGCAGCCGCAGGCTCGGGATGAGCCCCGTGAAGCCGCAATAGAGGCAGTGCTCGGTCGTGTCCTGGGCGAGCCATTCCTTGTAGAGCCGCTTGGTCTTGAACTTGGGCACCTCGGGAACAAACTCCCAGGGCCTGAGCATCTCCACGTCCTGCGTGACGAGATTCGTGATGCACGGGAACTTCATACTCCGACGCAGCCGATGGAGCGGTTGATGATGACATTGCTGAACTTCTCAAGTTCCTCGGTCGTGCAACCCATGGCATTGGGATGCCGGGCTTCCACGATGCGGGCTCCCAGAAACTGATCATCCCAGAAAAACAGCGGCATCTCCTGTCGAAGCCGGTCAATGCCCGCGGCCGCGCGCCTTCCGAGAACCCCGATGGTCTTCGGGCGCTGCTCGAGAATGACTCGCAGCATGTGCTCGTGGTCGGGATCTCCGGCGGCCCGGTGGTCGCCGAGCAGGGGCTGAGGATGGGCGTTGTCCCACCAGATGTCGTGAAACATCGGGCCGAACAGGCCAAGAAGGCGACGTCCGGTCATCGTCGTCGCGAGAAGTTCGCGGCGGAAGTGGACATCGTGTTGGTATGACTGCAGGATCTCTGGATCTGTCTCAGGCGGAAACCATGGGTTCTGCAGGAAGATGACGGTGGTGTGGGCGAGGCTCATGACGGGCTCGATTGTAGGTGGGCTGGCTGCTATTGTGAAACGAGGATCTCACCGAGCGAGTTCTTTCCAGTTTTCTGACGACCCCCAGGGCTCGGCGACCTCGGAGAGATCCGGATACCGGCACTCATAGGACTCCACGAGCTCGGGATTCTTCCCAGAGTCGACGATCTCCCAGATGCAGTTGCGAGACTGTCGCGGGAACATCGGGGCAAAGATCGTGGCCAGGTAGTTGGTGTCGTAGTAGCCACGAAGACGCTCAAAGATCTCGCGCTGGGCCGGCGTGAATTCTTCCTTGTAGTCCTTGATCGAGGCAAACGTCCCATGAACGGCCTGGATCATCCAGCCCTCGCGCTCGAAGACGGCCCCGAGAGTCTCGTGGCGCATCTCGTTGACGTGGTTGTCGGCGCAGGTCTTGACGTCCCAGCAGGGAGTCGAGATGAACGCGCGCCCGTCCTTTTTCAGCATCTCTCTGAACGAGTCGAGCATGCGGAGCATGTGCTCCGGCTCGACGTGCTCAAGGACCTCGAGACACACAATGATGTCGACCTGGTTGGCAAACTCGTCGGTCGCGTCGCAGATGTCGGTCTTCTCGTATGCCTCGAGCGGAAACTTGCCCGAGTGGAACACCTCGATCGCCTCGTCAAGAATCGGTCCGACGTCGATCCCAATGTATCTCTTCGGGATGTAGCGCGAGCTGTAGAGCGTCTTCGCCATCGGAAGCTCACGGCCGCAGCCGACGTCGAGAATGGTCGCCTCGGCATACGCCTTGCCCTCTGACAGGCGGCGCATGATGTGACTCCACCTCAGACAGTGGGCGATGTAGTCGCGATGCAAGAATCCGCGTTTCTCGGCGGTGTCGAGCGACAAGAATGTCGTGTCTACGGTTTTTCCTCTTTTGTTTGCCATGACGTTTTATTTTGTGGGTTGGTTGTTTGTGTTCAGGAGACGATCCTCGAAAGACTTGAAAAATCCATGAGGCTCGTTGAGATTCGGAGTGACGGAATACTCGCCGATGATCGCGGCGAGGTAGCCGTGGACAAAGCCGTGCTCGATCCGGTGGCCGGCGACGGCATCAAAGTCATGTCCCTCTGACCAGTCATGGTTGTGCCAGCCGGCCAGAGTCTCGAGATCCTTCTCATAGATGTGGTGAGATCCGGCGTTGAGATGCAGGGTGCCGAGCTGGAGGTCCATGCCCTCATCGCGCAGCGCCTCGAGAATGTGCCACGACAGCATCGAGAAATTGAAGACGTCATACGGAAACCCGAGCCAGACGTCGCTCGATCTCATCGTGTCGACGCAGTGGAGCAGTCCGTCACGGATCAGCCACTGGACGGCCACCGTGCAGGGCACGTCCTTCGTGTGGGGCGGATTCTCTCTCCAGATGGTGAGGACGGCCTGGCGCGTGTCGCGATCTCTCTTGAGCGTGTTCACGACGTATTCGACCTGCCGCGCGATCTTGGGTCCGTAGGCCCCAAAGAATGTCTCTCCGTCGTCGGAAAACTTCTTGATGGCCCGGCAGTATTTCCCGATCGATTCGACGTCGCGGCGGCCGGCAAGAATCCACCAGGCCTCGGCCGCCATGAAGCGGTAGCTCAGCCGGCGCTTCTTTGTCAGAACGACCGGAAAGGCCATGTCGACTGCCACCGTGTTGTTGATGATCTCGCGGACCGGCATGCCGCGTGGACTGTATCGACGGCCGTTGAGAGACACGTCTGCGATGAGCTGGAGCCACGCCTCGGTGGCGGTCTTTGGGATCTTGTCGTTGTTCATTTGATGAGATTCAGTTCGTTGAGAAGAAGCATGCGGTCGCGGACCAGGTCCTCGGCCTGCACGTTGAAGTCGGTGGCCTCAAGCATGGCCGAAGCGATGTCCTGAACGTCCTGGACGTGCATGGACATGTCATGAGACGTCTGTCCCATCTGTTCGTAGTCATAGAGGTGCGCCATCAGGGGACGGGCGTTGCCGAATCCACGTAGTGTCTCGCAGTGGCCGAGATTGGTCGTGGTGTGGTCGGTTCCGTGCCACCAGTCGAAATAGCCGCAGACCAGGTCGCGGTAGCGGTCGTCTGGCTCATACATCTCATGACGCTCTTCTCGAGAACGGCGCAGCGACTCGAACATCCGTTCGGGGCTCGAGAGCAGGCAGACGACGTAAGTGACCCCGAGGCACGACATGATCTGGTCAAGGCGGGCCGCCTCGGCAACGAGCGGAGATCCGCCACGGTAGGCGGCGGCATACAGCTGCTCCGAGGGCCAGTGTCTGTCGATCAGAACTGGCTTCTCGATTGACCAGTGGACTGCCAGGGCGAGAGACATCGCCTGATGCTCATACATTCTCCTGCGCAGCGGCAGATGCAGGTAGCGGGCCCCGGTCTGGCGCATGTATTCGTGTCCCCACGTCGTCTTGCCGACGGCATCGGGTCCCTCAAGGACAATGATCGGGTGGCGCTTCATAGGGTCTGGATCAGGCGCTTGGCGACGGTCCTGAGAACTGGCTGAAGAGAACTCGCGAACATCGCCGGCTTTCCGTCGAGCATTGGATTGGGTGAGGAGAGATCGTCGAGATGCATGAAGACAAGGTAGTCGTGCTTGTCGGGCTCGACGTTGCGGGCGACGAGCTGGAGGTCACGGACGGCAACAGACCATACACCGATCACCCAGTCCAGACCATCTCCATTGTCATTGCGGTAGATCGTCTGAAACTCGACACGGAAGCAGTTGTCTGGCTCGATTGCCATCTCCTCGCGGAGCTCACGAAGAAGACCCTCCTCAAACGGCTCGCCGTGCTCAAGAAGTCCCGCCGGGGTCGACAGGCAGTTCTTGGCAGAGCGAACGCGGTCGCCGCGCCACATCATCGCCACCATCCGAGTGACCGGATCATAGGGCACGGCCATGACCGTGAAGTGCGGCAGCGGGTCTGGAAGTGATCTTGGCTCGGTCATGACTGGGCCCTCTTCTCAAGGTAGTGGTCGGCCGCCTCGATCGCGAGATCGATGGCCTTGGTTGGGTTGACGCTGATCTTGCCCGACAGGATTCCGGCGGCGCAGAACATGACAAGCACGTCGCGCATGTTGACCTCGTCGATGTCGGGTGACTTCTTGGTGTTGTGGTTTGGGTTCATTTGAGATAGTGCGGACTCGCGTGGGCCTCCGAGTCGAGAGCGATTCCTGGCATCCATTCACATTCCTGGGCCATGATCTCTCTGACGGTCTCGAGGGCGTCGTCGACCTGGTCTGCCGGGATCTCGTCGGTCACGACCTCGTCGTGCACGGCGAAGAGAGTCGGGATTCCGGCCTCCTCGATCTTGAGAAGCTTCTCGTAGAAGCAGTCGCGGGCCGTCGCCTGGATGATGTTTTCCACTCCAAGACTTCCCCACATGCGGTTGACCCGGCCGGTCGCCAGGGTGGCGGTGAGCTGCCCCTTGTCGCGGCGGACGTCGCGGTAGCGCATCGTGTTCCATGACGGCAGGTCGATCTCGAGGTCCTGGCCAACGGACGTCTCGAACCTGCGCTGGATGCGGTTCCAGAAATCCACGATGAGCCGCTCCTTGCGGCGGAAGTCGCCGACCTGCAGCTTGGCGTCTCTGAGAGAGATTCGGTGGCCATACTGGTTCCAGCAGTAATCGACGAAGCGCTCGGCGCCGCAGCCGTAAGAAAGACCAAGGACGCGCATCTTGCACATCGCATAGAGGTTGGGATCCTCCTTCTTCAGGCTGGCGCCCTTCCAGTTGAGTGTCTGAATCGCGTGGACCTGGTAGACCGAGATGCCACGGTTGATCATCTCGATCTTGCGCTCATCGTTGACGAGCCAGGCAAGGGTCCGCGGTTCGATCTGTGCCAGGTCGGCAATCACGATCTGGCCGCCGTGCATCGCGTGGATGGCGCGGCGCATGTCGACTCCCTCGAAAGGATCTCGCTGAAATCCCTGGACGTTGAAGCCCTGGTCTCCGCTGGTGCGCTTGGTGTGGGCTCCGCAGTATTTCTGGCTGAAGTCGATCCGGCCGTCTGGGCGGATGCGGTCACGCATCGTCATGAGCTTGGTCATGAGAAGATTGGCCTTGCGATACCGGCGCATCTCGCGCACCCACGGGATCTCGGGATGCTCATCTTCCCAGCGCTGGCAGTCGGTCGAGTCCTCGGCGAGCGACTTGGGTGGCGTGATCCCGAGCTTGCGGCACTCCTCGGCGACGGCGATCGGAGAGAGGACGGCGCGCTCCTCGGCCTTGCCGTTGGCCCAGGGCAGGAGGTTCCTGGCCTCCCAGCAGGCGCGGTCGAGCGTCTGGATCGACCGGTCGAGATACTCGCGATCGGCAGGAAGTCCGCGCAGGCACTGCCGGGTGGTCATGAGACTGATCTTCTTCTCGGCGTCTGGCCACAGATGCGCGTGGGACTCCCAGATCTTCCAGCACCACTCGGCGTCGCGCTCGGCATACTCGACCACCTCTCGCCAGTCGGGACTGACCCGTAGTTCTCGGTGGGTCTTGTTCTCCATCTTCTTGCGGGCATCCTTCGATACGTCGACATTGAACATTGCGAGGCAGGCCTTCTTGAGATCTCTGGGATGCCCGAGCCAGCATGACAGATTCGCGGTGCAGTGCCATTCCGATGGATCGATGTCCTGGACCTCTGGATGCAGTTCCTGATGGCGTCGCCAGACGCGGGCATCGAACGCGGCGTTGTGGCTGACCCAGGTCCGGTCGTTGATCGATGCCCAGTCAAACTCTGATGGATGGCCGACAAACGAACCCTCCTCGGCGTGGACTGCCACGAGATAGATCTCGACGTCAGGATGCCGGAGATACTGGTCGACACCCATGTTGCGCAGTCCGATCTTCTTCTTAGGAAAGAAGCTGGTCTCGAAGTCGACGGCGACGTGGTCTCGTGTCATTCGCTCATTTCCTCCTGTGGCGCAAAGCGGCTCTGCAGGACGGTGTAGCCGCCGGCAAGGGCCTCGTCGTATCTCTTCTGGGCCCAGTCTGGAATCTCGTCCTCGATGGGCCACATGAAGCGCTGAAGCGTGCTCTTGAATTCTGGCTCGCGGTCCTGCTGTTTTTCTTCGATCGAGTGCAGCATCGACGCGACCCTGGCGATCTCGGCAGAGCCGGTCGCGAACATGCGAGCAAGCATGTCGTCATGCATCGTGCGAATCTCGATGGCGCGCAGATGGAACGGCTCGGCGGCCCGCATGACGATGTCCTCATGGAGTCCAATGAGCGACATCCAGTGTCCGCGGCGCTGAAACTCTTCGGCCATCGACTGCCAGGCCTTGCGGGCCTCGGCCTCGAGAGAAGTCGCGCCGGCGTCGGACGTCTCCTCGACAGAGACACAGACGGCCGGATTCTCGGCGGCGGCCCGCCAGATCCATGGCTCAGACCTGGTCGTCGGTCCCCCGATGATGACATTGGTGACGTCGAGACGAGGAATCGTCGCGACATCGGTGAGGTTCGCGAGAAACCTGTAGATGACCCCGATCGGCTGGCGGTTCTTCTTGAACTCGCAGTCGGTCACGAGGACACGATGGACATGAAATGGAAGATGCGGAAGAAGCATGAAAGTGGGGCAGACGTTTTGGCCGCGGTCTGCCAGCGCGGGTGTCATGAGCTGCCGGGCGCGCCACTGCAAAGAGGACGCCCGGTCACCCAAATGTTTATCCCAGACTGAGGACCCACTCGGCGAAGCCCGGATCCTTGTGGCGTCCGAGATTCTTGAAGTTGGCCACGGTCACGATGTTTCCGGACTTCTGCTTCTCACGGCTGCAGGTGAGTCCGAGCATGAACATGCGGGTATCGGGGATCAGGCTGGTCTGCGACTGAGTCATCAGCCAACGCGCCGCCGTGGCCGCACGATAGTTGACGCCGGTGAACTTCATTTCGGCCAGACAGAACTTGCGCTCCGCGTGCTCGAGGCTGAAGATCGGGTCTGGCTCGATGTATTCGGGCTGCTCGAGCAGGAAGAGGCAGAACAGTCCCGGGTCGGCCGTGGGAGGTTCCTTGCCGTCCCAGTTGGTCGAGAATCCGGCGCTCTCCGCGTCCTTCGGCGAGTCGAAGATCATCGGGGTGACGCCATCCTTGTATTCTTCATCGGTCAGGCGCTGGATGAACTTCTTGCGCCCGGTCATGAGGATCAGGTTGAGCGGGTCGTAGCCCTTGTCCCACACGAGGACCTCGCCATTGACGACGATTTGTCCGACGGTGAAACCCTTCGACTCGAGATCCGAGCTGTTGGACTGCACCATGTTGACGCGCGGGCGCATGAGATCGCGCTCGGAGATGGCTCCGTCGATCTGACCCATCGCCATGGGGCGGTAGGACACGACGGCCGTCTCGGATGCGACATCGTCCTCGTCTGCCTCGATGATGGGCTGGCGAGTCGCCAGTTTCTTCGATGGCGCGGGAGCCGGCTCGACCTCGGCCTCGATGATGTCCTCATCGGGTTCCGGGGCGAGTGCCTTCTTGGTGATCAGGCGCTTCGCGGGCTGTGCAGCGGGCTGCGGTGTTTCGGACACCTCGGGTGTCTCGACTGGTGTTTCCTCGGCGACGGGCGCGTCGGATGTCTTCGGAGTCTCGGCCGTCTTGCGACGGAGAGACAGTTTCTGTATCAGTGCCATTTTATTTGGTTTCCTTGGTTTGTTGTTCTTGCTGTGTTCGGATCGTCATGATCCTGTCGAGCCAGTCGCCGACTCGGTAGTTGCCGTCGCCGATGGCGTCGGTGTCCCTGTCGTCGAGCTGGATCGAAAATTTTTCCTCGAGCATGAGCTGCACCTCGATGAGGTCGAGATCAAGCAGCCCAAGGTCGTCGAGCATGTCGGTGTCTTCGGTGATGATGCCAAGTTCTGGCAGCATCTCGTGCAGAACCTCGTGGAATTTTTGCATTGCCTCTTCTCTGCTCATGATTTTTTCCCCCTGCTCAGTTGTGCATAGCGCACTCTGGCGCCGTGCTGGATTAGTCCGGTCTCGTGGAGCCGGTCGACCGCGAGCGACTGCATGCCGCCCTTTTCCCCGGTCTTTGCGTGCTGGCCGACAAGCTGCTTGATCTTCGTGACCGAGACATCGCATGCCGACAAGAACTCGTCAAACGTGACGCCAAATTCAGACTCCAGGAGCTTCGCCGTGGCGATCGGATCGACGATCGAGGTGTCGCCAGATTTCTCGACGATCGTGACTCCCTCGGACAGTCGACCCGCGTCGTGAACTGCGAGCACAAAGCGCTTGAACTTCTTGAGATAGTCCTCCATGGGCTTCACCCAGCGAAACGCCCTGACGACCTCCTCAGGATCGGCGGTCTCTGGCGACTCAAGACTCGTGAGAGGCACGATCTCGTGGCCAAACAGGTCTGCGTCGTTGGCGAGCTTGACCATGTAGCTCTGCCACGCCGAGCAGCTGGCCTGGCGGGCACAGAAGCCGCAGATGTCTGGATGCGGACGGAGCATGTCGTTGTCCTGTGTCTCCAGCCACCGATGCCGGCGACGGACGATGGCGCCGACCTGCGACACGATCACCTCGTAGTCCTTCTTGCGGGTGAAGAGATGCGTGTCGTCGACCTTCAGGGCGGGCTGAATCAGGCGGACTCGGATCTTTTCGATGGTCGGAAACAGGATGAACAGGCCGAGGGCATAGGCCCTGAACTGAATGTTCTCTGAGACGTGGTCGACCTCCCAGCGGCCAAACTTAAAGTCGATCAGCTCGACTGAGACCGGCTCATGATCGGCATCGGCCTCGAGCACGATCACGCGGTCGGCGTGCCCCTTGTCGAAGTCACGGAACTTGAGGGGTCGAAAGTCGAGCTCGACCTCCTTGAGGGGCTCATAGGGTGACTGACTCTCGGCGTCGGCGAGCAGGGCGAGTGTCTGTTCTGCGACCTCGCGGTCCTCGTCTGGCAGCGTGGCAGGAATCTTGCCGGTGTCCATGACCTCGTGTAGCGTGGTTCCGCGAGCGGCTGCCGCAGACGGCGTGTCGTCGGACTCGTAGCCAGGACAGATCTGCAGCGGTTTCAGCCTTGACGGGCTGATCCGCGAGTGGCCTCGTGACGTGTGATCAACCTGGGAGTTCATGGGAATCGACGAGGCGAGCGATGTAGCTCTTGATGTGGATGAGTGGCATGTGGATCAGTTCGACGCCGTATTCGTCAAGGATCTCCATGCCGGCGACGTCGCGCGGATAGGTCAGACCGTAGACGACACGCCTGACACCGTGCGCGATGAGATTGAGGGCGCAGGGGCCGCACGGGATCGTCGTGCAGGCGACGGTCCTGACGGCGCCGCGGTGAGTCAGACTGCAGAGATTGGATTCCGCGTGCACGACAAACTTGCGGCGCTGCTCGTTGTTCTGCCACCAGTCGTCGCTGACGTCCCAGCCAGATGGGAGTCCGTTGTAGGCTGTGGCAATGACGCGGTTCTCATGGTCGAGCGCGACGGCTCCGACCTTGCGACTGGGATCCTCGGAACGGAGCGCGGCGGCGGAGGCAAGAAGCATCGCGTATTCGTCGATGGTGGGTCTAAGATGTGGGCTCATGACGGTGTGAAGATTATCGTGGCTGGCTGCCAAGTAAATGCATATTTTCTGTGCAGAAAACTTTTCATCACTCGCAGGAATAGATCTCGCTCTGCAGGCGAAGCCGCGGCACTCCCCGAGACGCATCGGTGAAGCTGCGGTCCTCAAAGAGAACGCGGTTCGTCGGCTGAATCGTGAGGCGGTCGTTGTCGAGCCAGATGAACATGAATTCCTTCGCCTGGTCGGGCGCGTCGGAAAATCCGTCGCCGATCGGGACTGCCGTGAAGAGATACGTGCCCGGATGATCTTCTCCCTTGATGATGGCATCGCACCTGAGGCCACGGAGATAGGTGTATTCGGTCGCGTGCCAGTCGTATCCGTAGCAGTCCCACAGCTCGGCGTCGTCGATCTCCCAGTCGGTCTCGGGATTCTCGCTGAACGCGATCGCGTGCGGGGGCACCGATCTGTAGACGGCGCCCGACTCGAACACGACGTTGCAGCCCCAGGCACGACCCGGGATCGAGACGAGACCGAACCAGACGGCGGGCACGAAGCCGCACGGCTCCTCGTGGGTGAACCTCGAGTCGACCCAGACATACTGGTGACGCGGCAGTGATCCGATCTGGCAGTTCATGGAGTCTCTGGATGAAGCTGCCACTCTGTCTGCGACGGAGGAACCGGTCTGCTGCACAGTGGACAGAGACTGAGATCAGGCTCTGGACGATGGCGAGATCCGAGATGCAGGATCGCGAGCGACACGGCGGCGGCCCAGAACAGGCACAGCGCGGCCAGAACGGCATTGAGACTGAATCCCCGCATCATGACACCATCCTCCGCAGTGCCTGCCTGACCGTGAGGTCACGCAGGTGTTCCATGGCCGCATGGCGTGTCGGAAACACGCGGTCTCCAAGCATCCAGCGTCTCTCGTGTTCGCAATAGTTGAATCCCGCGGCATGAAGCCTTGGGCACTCACTGGCCCTGTCGAGCCAGCCAACGATTCGATCAATCATTTTTTTCATATCATTCCCTCCATGTTGAGTTCACCGTCTGTCAGCAAGGAAAGATTCTCGAGTCGGCGCTCCACGGCCCTGGCTATCTTCGACTCGATGCCAGTCGACGAGTAGACGATGCGCTGGACGACGGGACTCTTTGCGCCAGACCGGACCGCCCGACCAAGGACCTGGATGAGGGTCACGGCCTTGTAGGTCGGAAACACGATCACATGGCGAGGTCTCGACCCGTGCGTGTCGTGAAGATCGATCGATTCAGACCCGGCATCGACCTGGCAGACCAGGACCCTGACCAGGCCAGACTGGAAATCATGCACGGCCGCCTCCTGGTCGCGCCGAGACCTCTTGCCGTCGAGCACCCTGTGGTCAATCGTGCCGAGACGCTCGGAGATGACCTGGATCGTCCTGGTGAACTGGACAAACACGATGACGGATTCGCCCTCCTCGTGCCGGTCCTCAATCTCCTCGATCAGGGCCGGGACCTTGAAGAGCTCGGCGCGCTGCCGATCTCGGATCGCGAGAATGCCGGGACTGGGATTTCCCTCGTGTCGCTCCACGTCGGCCTGCTCGTCGTCGTCGACCAGACTGAGCCAGGGTCCGAGCCAGGACGGCGGGGAATCTGGAAGATCCCACAGCTCGACCGTGGTCTGGGCCTCGGGGAACTGTCCGGCCTCAAAGAGATCTTTCTTGCGGAGACGGAGTCCCCAGCAGTCGGGACCGTCAAAGAGAGTCCGGTGGATGTCGCCGAGCACTCGGTCACGGTCTCCCTTGCGAAAGTAGAGGCCTCCGAACGGACTGCGCACGCAGCCGTTCCTGCGGCACCAGTTCCAGAAGTCGTTGTCGAGACGATGCATGCCGGTGCAGAAGCCGAGGGCTCGCATCTTGAGAGGCGAGTCTGCCGGAGTCGCAGAGAGGCCGAGCACGAGAACGTTCGGATTTCGCTGCGCCGCGATGACGAGCTCGGCGTTCTGGCTCTTGAGACCTCCGCCGGCGTGGATCTCGTCGATGATGAGGATCATCGGATGGGGCATGACAAAATTGAAGGCGCGGACGCGGCCGAGTCGGTTGCGGATCGGGATGAAGTCCTCGTTGCGGCCGCCGCGGGCCTTTTCCCAGCTCATGACAAACTCTGGCACGATGCCGAATTGCCCGAGGGCGACCTTCCACTTTGTGATGGCGCGGGCGCGGCAGATCACGGCGATCCGCGGAATGTGCCCGTCCTGGTCTTCGAACTCGAGTGCCGTGGCAATGGCCGTGAAGGTCTTGCCGATGCCGGTGTCAGAGGCATCAAGGGCAAAACCCCTCTCAGAAAGAATCTCCGAGAGTCGGCGGGCAGCCTCCTGCTGGTATGGGCGGAACTCGGCCATGGTCAGATGTTGCTCCAGTCGTGGCCGCAGCAGCGGTCGGCGTCGTGCTCGAGACGCTTCTCTTCCTCCCACTCGGCGTCCTCCTCTGGCGTGCGTCGCGGGCGGCTGCCACGGCATGGGATCTCGTCTGGCAGTCTCTGGGTGTCTTCGGGCGTGCTCATTGTTTCGTGGGATCGAGCATCTCGTGGATGCGGTCGTTGACAAACTCGACGCAGCCGCGGGCGAGCTCGCCCTGCAGCATCGCGCCATGCGACAATCCGACCATGAAGGCCAGATGGAGCGCCGAGTCCATGTGGTCAGACATGTCCTCGGTGTGGTGCGCAAACAGCGTGTCACGGTAGCTCTCCCACGCCTCGGTCGGACTGAGAGTGAAAGTGCCGATGAACTTGGGATGTGGCTTGGAATCGCTCATGACTGGCTCCGGTTCTGTCGTATCCTGCGGAGAAAGGCATTGACACTCTTGTGAGTCCTGAAGAACATCGTGTTCTTCTTTGCGTCGGAGTCGCTGAGTCCGAGCCGGTGGACTGCCCAGGCAGGACGTCCGATGTCCTCCTCGCAGTGGTCACGGTCAAAGAGATAGCCATCCTGATTGATAAACTTTCTGGCAATGTAGCCGGCCTCCTCGTCGATGAGAACCTCGAGGCAGGGTGTGGTGTCGGTGGTGGTCATGGCCTGCTGAGGATCGGGATCTCCGAGTTGGGGCTGATGCGCTCGATGCGAGGACGACCGAGCACGCTGCGCGTGTCGCCGTCTCTGGTCGTGATCTCGCGTGGCTGGCGAGGCAACTCGAGGTCTGCCGAGCAGTCGCTGACGCGGACGACACGAGCGCGGATTCCGTAGTAGTCGACCAGGTCTCCCTCGCGGAGCCGCGTGTTGAGTGGCACGACTCGCACGCGGTTCATCTCGAGCAGACTCGGGCGGTCTGACTCGGACGGAGCCGGCGGAGGAGGCAGCCTGTCGATCAGCGGCACGGTCTTTTTGCAAGAACTGGCTCGCAGGACACCGGTCGCGCCGGCATCGAAGATGCGACGATACATGCGACGTCCTCTGACCATCACGATCGGCAGGTTATACTTGTCTGACCAGTCGACGTAGGTCGCTGGCGTGAATTCTCCGTTGATCTTGACTGCACACGGAGAGCCTGTGGTTATTGCGGGTTTTTGACTCATGACAGAGAGGATACTACCAAGCTGCCAGCCACATGCGAATCTTTTTTTTTTCAAAAAAATTTTGGCCGGGGAGGGAGGGATCGAAGCCCACGACGATCAGAACTCCCTCTCCCGGCACGGGTCGGCCTCACTTCTTCCTCTTGTCTCTCGGTGACGCGGGGTCCTTTCGCCGGTCCGAGCTCTTGCGAGTCTTTCCCCAGCGAGCCTCGGCCCCGCGTATTCCTCCGAGTCGACGTCCGGGATGTCCTGCGCCGACCAATCCTCCGATGCGGCCTCGAATCGATGCCATCTCGACGACGGTGAATTTTCCCTTCTGCAGAACGGCGCGCAGGCGCGCGACCTCTGCCTCTCGTTCCTTGTCAGTCATGATGGCCATTTGTTGTTCTCCTTCTCTCTGAATGCGAGCCAGCCGCCGAAGAGCAAAAGTCCTGCCCAGGAAACGACGAGTCCGATCACCGCAAAGACACGCATGTCAGTCGTCCTTCATTCCGTCGTCGAACCACGAGACGACGAGAGCATCGATGGTCTCGGAAGAGACGAGGAGCAGCATGTAGTCGCGGATCTGGGTGAACGTGGTGAGGTCACGCATCTGAGAACGGAGACGGCGCTTGGCCGCCTCGTCCTCGAAGGTGTCGATGAATGTCCGAACGAGACTGCGTGTCCGGTGATTGTAGGGGGACTTCATGACTCCGCGATCAACTGGGGGAGCGTCGGGAATCTGGTCGGCCGTCACTGGGCCCTTCTGTGGTTGTGTCTTTTTCATGACAGGCTGCCATTTAATCCGCAACTTCTGCGATGTAAACAAGAAGACTGCTAACTTCTGCGATGAATTGCCACGCAGAACTTGTCAGGTTCGGGAAACTCGACTGTCGAGACCGAGTAGAGATGGCGGTCGTCAGACTCGCGTAGCGCGATGGCCTGGCAGCGTCGCTCAAGCTCCTTGAGTGAAAGGCCGCGCGAGAGCGGGTCAAGAAGCACCGAGTCGCCGGCGCGAAGAGAGCGCATCTGTCGGTGATTGATTCCAGAGACATGGGATCGGTCGTGCAGGTTCTCAGAAGATCTGGCCCAACTGACGTCATCAGACCGGCCCTCGAGAATGCAGTCGATGTCGCGGCAGAAGTCGACGGCGCCGGGAAGCCGAAGGATGTCGGAGCGGTCAGAATCCCACTGTCCCCGATTCTCCCTGATGAGCTCAAGAAGTCCTCGAAGCGGGACCTGTCCGATCATCGCGAGGATGAACGGAACGATGAATCGGTCGTGCGAATCCTCTATCGCCGGGCAGTCGCGTTCGGAGGCGGCGCGGAGAGCCAGGACTCGCTCGTCCTGCTGTCTGATCCAGGAGACTCCGAACATGGCGGCCATGGTGGCCTGCCAGTTGAGCCGGGCAGACGACCAGAACTGTCGAAGCCAGCGACGGGCCGTGTCGTGGACGAGCGAATCGGGAGTGCTGGTGAAGAAAAGGAGGACCATGTAGGCCATGGCGCGTGAGGGACGGGCTCGTCGCCAGACGTGGCTGGAGTTGCGGAGAGTGCGGCCGGTCATGGGGAAGTGGACGGTGATGTGGTCAGATGGAGTCTTCATGGTGTCAGAGAAGCATCATAGCGCGGAATGGCAGGTGCCAGAACTGTTTTTTCACACGACTGCCCATGGCACAGAAAAGAGTTGTTGACCACAAATGACTTATGGCAAAATGATCCGGTAATCGAACAAAATGGGAAAAGCTATAACGGGGCAATTTTTTAGGCATGCAAAAAAAGTGGTTGAAATCTAAAAAAACAGAAAAGCATTCAAATACCTATTAACTTCTTTCTAATATATTCTATATTAACTACTTATCTTTGTGACTTAATGATATTTGAGTAATTCTAGATCTTCCACTTAGTCTTGTCCTGTATTCTGAACTACTTATGCCCGAGATTGTCTCCAAAGAAACTCCAGGTGTGCCTCGATGGCATTCTGATGTAGCATCCGAGCCATGAAACACGTGATCGGGGTAGATCCGGGCAGGCACGGGGCAATCGCAGTCCTCGATCCAGAGTCGATGGCAATCGTGAGTCTGCACCAGATGCCCGAGACAGACCGGGAGGTGGTAGAGCTTGTTCGAGAAAAAATGAACAAGGCATCCCATCTCTTCATCGAGCAGATCCCGAAGTTTGCGGGCGAGAACCGGTCTGCTGCCTTCATGGCAGTGCTCTATGGAAACTACAAGCTGGTGTGCGGGGCGGCTCTCATGCACGGCGGGTCTGAGCTGGTCGAGCTCTCGCTTCTGAAGTGGATGAATCTGACTGTCGAACAGTCACGGAGAGAGCGTGAGCGTTCTGCGAGGAAGCGGCAACTTCTGGATGCCGCGAAGAAGATCTGGCCCAGGACCCGACTGACCCTGCAGACCTGCGACGCCCCGCTCATCGCGAGGGCCGGGATTCTTCTCAGCAGAGATGCGTTTACTTCGAAGGAGTGACACGGCCATCTTCTGACCATGGCGAGCAGAGCAGCAAGACGACTCACCCCGCAGCAGCGTGAATTCATTGAGCTTCACGTGCTCGACGGGCTCCCGATGTATCGGGCCTATCTCCTCGCCTTCGATGACGTCATCGCGGCCAAATACAACGGGAAGATCACGGCGGGTTCTGCCTGTCGGGCCGGCGGAATCATTCTCCAGAAGGAACATGCCAAGACCTACGTCGAGGAACTCAAGGCCCGCGTGGCCGAGCGCGCCCAGCAGAAACGCTTCCTGAGTCTCGATGAAAAGCGCGAATTTCTTGCCAGGCTCGTTCGAACTCCGATCGGAGACATCGACGAGGAGTCCGAGCTGGCCGAGGAGGTGCGCACCTCCACTGACGGCACGACGTCGGTAAAGGTTCCCTCCAAGCTCAAGGCGCTCGAGCTCGACGCCCGCATCATGGGAGAATTCAAGGATTCGGTCAGACTCGACGTGTCTGAGAAGGTGCTCAATCTCGCAGAGAGCTTCGCATGAGCGTCGTCCGCACCCGCTATGCCAAGACCGGGGTGCGAAAGAAGAAGCGCTCCGAGGTGACGCCAGAGGAGTCGGCATCGATCGAGCAGGCACTCGACGGACGGCAGTATCTCGAGCATGCCTATGCGATGAGAGAGGCCCACCAGAAGACCGGAGACCTGTTTGGACCGACCGAGTATCTGCTTCGCTACTGTGTGAAGAACCCGCCAAAGGAACAGATCCGCCTCGCCAGCCACGAGTGCGAGTATCTCATCTGGAGATACATCCAGAAACTTCTTGATCTCGACCAGTATCAGGCGGCGGCCATCGTCTGCTGGGGGCCAGAGCTCTTCACGCCAGAGCCGCACTGCACGAAGCTGGTGTGGAACGGACTCAGAGACCATGCCAAGAACCTGATCATGGGAGGAGGATCGCTCTCCAAGTCGTATTCCGGTGCCGTGTTCTTTGGCCTCGATTTTCTTCGCGATCCCGAGTGGACCTGCATCAAGGTCATGTCGGTCACCCGGCAGCACGCGGTCACCAACGTCTTCGCGCACATCAAGAACCTGCTCGCCAACGTCCTCGTTCCTGTCCCGAATCTCTCGATCAAGGCCGAGTCAGTCAGGGTCAACAACGACGACAAGCAGGGAATCCATCTCACCTCGATCCCGATGGGAGACGACGGCAAGGGACGCCTGCGAGGCTTTCACCCGGTTCCTCGTCCAGTCCCTCATCCGCGGTTTGGCAAGCTCAGTCGCATCGCCCTGATTCTTGACGAGGCAGAGGAGATTCCAGAGGGCGTTTGGGAGGATGTCAACAACGTGCTCCTGACTGAAGAAGCAGACAACAGCCACGTCAGGGTGTTTGCCGCCACGAACCCCAAGGACCGCAACAGCAAGTTCGGAGTCCTGGCAGAACCCAAGAGAGGATGGGCATCGATCGACATCGACGTCGACGAGACCTGGGAATCTGGCCGGGGATACAACGTCATCCGACTCGACGGGGCCAAGTGCGAGAACGTCACCGAGAAAAAAGTCATCTATCCTGGCCTGCAGACCTGGGAGGGATTCGAGCGACTTCTCAAGCTCGGGTCTGACAACCCAGAGTATTTCACAATGGCGAGGGGATGGTTCCCCGAGTCGTCTGCCTCGGTCGTCATCGTCAACGAGTCGATGTTCGAGAGGGCCAAGGGTCTCTATACCTTCTCAGGCCCGACAGTCATGGCAGCCGGGATCGACCTCGCCTTCGAGGGCAATGACCTTGCCTTCTTCACGGCCGCAAGATTCGGCCAGGCGATCGGATGGACAGACATGCAGGGTTCGTTCCAGCGCTTCAAGTCTGAGCGCCGCGTCATCCAGGTCGAGCAGCAGATCAGTCTCGACAAGAGAGACACGATCGAGCAGACCAGGGCGATCATCCGCCTGAGCAATGACATGGGAGTCAAGCCCAGGTGGCTCGCGGTCGATCGGACCGGCAACGGCACCGGAGTCCATGATGCCCTCAAGTCGATGTTCGGTCCCGATGTCTTCGGGGTCATGTTCAGCTGGGCTGCCTCAGACACTCGCATTCTTGACGACGACTCAGAGACCTGCGCCGAGCGCTACAATGACGTCGTGACCGAGATGGCGTTCAGTGTCCGCAAGTTCATCGAGACAGACCTTCTCAAGCTCAACCCGGGAATCAACTGGAACCAGCTCGGCCGCGAGACGGTCACTCGTCGCTACACGCAGGTCGGCCGCGGTGTCCTCAGACTCGAGCCCAAGAAAGACTTCAAGAAGCGCCACAATGACGTCTCGCCTGACCGCTTCGACAGCCTGCTTGTCGCAGTTCACGCGATCCGCATGAACGGCGGCATCTCTGGCCGCATGGTCGAGGAGGCGCGCGTGCCGGCACCGAGACCAGAGCGCGTCGAGCACGGAATCGTCGACCAGCTCGACTTCATCGACATGACCGACTAGCATGAATGTGATCGAATCCATGGTGATGCCCGGAGGATGGCACAAGCCCGAGAAGGACCGTCTCGGCCGCGACATGCCCGAGCCCATCCGTGCCCCGACCTATCGAGCCCTCATCGATGCCGTGATCAAGTTCAGGGCCGACAACGTCATTCCGATCGGAGACGTCAGGGCCGAGATCGACGAATACATCTGCAAGAATTTCCCGCGCATGTGCCACCAGTTCGAGGGAGTGGCCCGGATCGAGGTCGCGCATTCCGTGTCGCCGATCCGCACTCTCACAGACGAGATGATCCAGACGATGGACAGGCAGATCCAGGATCACTCGACCGAGAATCTCGAGCTGAAGCAGGAGGCGCAGAGACGCGCCAATGTCTGTGCGGGCTGCAGGTTCAACGTCAGGTGGAACAGCAACTGCGGCTCCTGCGTCGAGGCCGTGAACCGCATGTCGGCGATCCTGCGAGCGGGTCAGACAGTCCACCATGAGCGAGAACTTCGCGCCTGCCAGATCCTGCGCCACGAGAACAGGTCTGCCGTGTGGCTGCGCATGGACAAGATCGGCACGAGTCCAGATCTTCCTGGATACTGCTGGGCGAGGCGATGAGTTGCAAGAGGTGCCGCATGGAGATCACGACCAAGGGAATCAAGAACTTTGCCGGAGCCGTCGGGAGAGCCGCCGAGCGTGTCGCTCGCAGGGAGATCCTGCTTGTCGATAGTTCTACGAAGAAAAAAAGGCTGTCTGTCTGCGATCAGTGCGAGTATCGATCGGACATGCAATGCTCGGTCTGCGAGTGTTTTATCCTTGCCAAGACCATGCTAGCTTCTGAATCCTGCCCGAAGGGAAAATGGTGAACAATGCCAAACGACGCTTCAACAGCCGATATAGTCGACCCGCAGACGGGGTCCGTGCTTCCGGCAGTCCTGACCTTCGATCAGGCCTATCAGACCTACAAAAACTTCACGCAGGACAACCGGGAGCGCAACAACAAGAACGCGGCGATCGCTCGCAAGATCAACGGCGAGCAGCCGTGGAATCCGCGCAAGCTGCGAGGCGCGGGGCAATCCTGGCGGAGCAATCGGCCCACGGGATTCATGTCATCCCTGATCAAGCGTCTGACTCCTCCATACCGGCAGGTGGTCGACCAGCTCCCCCTCTTGACCTACAGCCGCTTTCCGAACGAAGCTTCCGGAACCGAAGCCTTGGAGGATACTTTCCGAACGGCAATCACGGACTGCATTCGTAAGTGGACAGGGTGGCCTGATTTCCTCTCTCAGCTCATCGACGAGAACCTGACCTACGGCTATGCCGCAGTCGGTCGGGAAGACGAGTTCACCTGGAAGCCGAAGATGTATCGGTCCGACGAGGCCCTGTTCTACGTCGGCTGCCCGCAGGAATCCAATCGAGTAAAGATCTGGGGCCTCAAGGAGGATTTCTTTGTCGACGACATCGTTGACACGATCCGTGATCCCGAAGTCGCCTCTCTTGCCGGCTGGCGCGTCGAGAATCTTGTCAAGAAGCTCAACACGTCGACCAAGCAGTTCGAGGACCGGGCCAACACCGAGAACGAGCGAGTCTACGAGGACCTGATCCGCGAAAACAACCTCGCCAGCAGCTTCACCTCGTCAATCCGCGTCGTCAAGGCCGGCCACATCTTCGCGACCAACCCGGCCGGCGGCGTCGATCACTACATCTTTGACCGCGAGGACGGCGTCCCGCTGTTCTTCCGCCGTGCTCGCTATGACAAGATGGAGCAGTGTCTGAGTCTTTTCTCTGCCGAGGTCGGTGACCGCACGCTCCATGGTTCTCGCGGAGCGGGCCGCGCACTCTACAACACGCACGTCTCGGTCGAGCAGGCGCGCAACCTCATCCAGGACGCCCTTCACCTCTCTGGCCTGATGGTCCTGCGCCGCACGAGCAGAGCCGGTGCCGGTTCTGTGGAAACCCCGAGTCTCACCGTCAACCATCCGTTTGCGATCGTCGGCGAGGGCTACGAGGTTCTTGAGAAGGTTTCCTTCGAGATCAATTCGGAGGCGTTCTTTGCACTCGACCGCCACGCGACGATGCAGGCCGAGATCGCGGTCGGCGCCTTCATGCCCGGACAGATTCTTGACCAGCAGGGACAGCGCCGCACGGCGTCAGAGGTGAACTACACGGCCTCGATCGACGCGCAGATCCGCGCCGGGATGCTGTCTCGCTTCGCCGACCAGATGTTTGCCCTCATCGACCAGCTGCAGCGCCGCATCTGCCGTGCCGACATTCTTCAGTTTTCAAACCAGGTCATGATCGAGTCAAGACAGACCGGTCTGACCCCGATCTTTGACATCGAGACCTGGACGTCTCTTGAGTCCGTCGGAGAGTCTGCCATGTATTTCTTTGTTGAGATTCCACGGTCGCTCGACACCGATGCCGTCGAGGCAGTCCTCGAGATGCTGGAAAAGGGAATGACCGTCTCGCAGATCGCGATTCTTGCCAACTCGTCGAGCCGCGCGAGCGTCGAGGATGCCATCGCGTCTCAGTCCGGTGTCCTCGAGATGATCGTGAGCCGCTATTCCGCAGACCCGACCATCGACACGGTCGAGCTCAAGCGCCGTGACATCGCCTCCAAGCTCGGAGGAGCGGCCGCCGAGCGCCTGCTCAACGTGGATCTCAGTCCCCTTTCTGCCCTCAAGCAGCACCGCCAGCAGCTCATCGAGCTGACCACTCTTCTCAACGGGACTCCCGTGCCAGTCGACACCACCGACGACGACATGGTCCATCTCAACACGATGCTGAGCCGGCTCGCCCCGCTCCTGTCTTCTGAGATGCCGCTCGACTCCAGCGCCCAGATGCTCGAGGTCGCCCTGCAGCACGCCGACCAGCACGTCCAGTCTGCCCTCCAGAAGGGAATCAAGCCCGCCATGCTCTCAGAGATCACTGGAATTCTCGAGGAGGCGCGTGCCCTGATCCAGGGTCCCACGACCGAGGGGCGTGCCGCCGCGGCCGTCGCGCCCGCGACCTCTCCGGGTGCGGCCCCGGTGACCTCCGTCTCTCCGTCTTCTGCCGCGCCCGCGGAGACCACGCCCTCCGGCGTGGCCGGAGGAATTCAGTCTGCCGTCGCTTCTGTCGCGTCGCCCGCGCGTCCCACCCCGCCCGCAGGAGGATGAACTGAATGAGCCCCGTTCCATGGTCTTCAGAGGACTCGACGTCCCTGCGTGAATTCTTCCGCCGTGTCCCGCGTGAACGAATTGCCGAGGTGATGCGAGACATGTGTCCGGCCGTCGTTGATGCCGAGACAGTTCTCAAGAATGACGCCGAGGCCGTCGCCCGAGTGGCCGCGATGCGTGCCGGCTGGGACGACTACGAGAGAAATTTCTTTGCGCTCGCCGACGTTCAGCGCCGCGAGCAGGTCAACCCCGAATACCGAGACATGACATGAAAGGTGCCGACAAGGTAAAGAGCGCCGCCGCAGGCCTCTACGCAAACATTCACGCCAAGCGCCGCCGGATCAAGGCGGGTTCTGGCGAGCGGATGAGAAAGCCGGGATCAAAAAAGGCTCCCTCTGCCAAGGATTTTCGTGACTCGGCCAGGACGGCCAAAAAGAAATAAAGATTATGTCAGCAGAAAAACCAGTGACCAGCGAGGGCGTGCCCCAGGAACTTGACCTCGGGCATGTCGAACCACCCACACAGGACAACATGAACAGCCTCGACGAGGCGATGCGAGCGGCCGGAATTCTTGATCCGGGAGAAGAGATGCCCGAGACCTCGGCGGCCCCTCTGTCCGATGAGAAACCGGCAGATCAGCCGCCCGCCGACGAGCCGCCCGTCGATGAAAAACCTGCCGACGAAAAGCCAGCCGAAGAAAAGGCCCCAGAGCCGTCTCCGGAGGACGTCGCGAGAGAACTCGAGCAGATCGATCTCGACGCGATTCAGCCGCCGGCAGACATCAGCCCCCGCAATCTTGTCAACTTCGACAAGCTGCGAGACGTCGCGCGTCATTTCAAGGCGCAGGCATCCCGTGCCGCGGAGATGGAGCAGCAGCTCGCCGAGGTCCAGAAGAACCAGGCACAGGTCCCCGACGAGGTGCTCAACGAACTCACAGAACTCCGCCTCATGCGAAAACTCTGGGACACCGAGAACGACCCCGAGTTCAAGAGGCAGTTTGACGAGCAGATCGGCAACATCGACAACGACGTTCTCGCCATCCTGCGCAAGAACGGCCTGCCAGAGGACACCGAGAAGCAGCTCAGACAGCTCGGCCTCGACAGGGTTTCTCCCAAGTGGTGGGAGGATTCTGTCCTCGACAAGCTCTCGTTTGTCGATCAGGAGCGCATCCGCAAGCGTCTGGCCGAGCGTGCCGACCTGTCAGAGAACCGTTCCAAGACGATCGAGAAATTTCAGGCAGACCGCGAGGCCTACGGCCAGTATCTGCAGCAGCAACAGGAGCAGCAGCAGTATCAGGCCGAGCAGCAGATCTTCACGCACGTCGACCAGATGACTGAAAAGGTTCCGTGGGCGCGGTATCAGGAAATTCCTCCTGGCGCCAAGCCAGACGAGGCAAAGAGGATCACCGAGCACAACAAGACGGTCGAGGAACTCGAGACGCGTTTCCGCGAAGCCCTGTATCCGCAGACTCCGCAGGCGCGCGCCGAGGTCGCGGCAGCCGCCGTCGCGAGCGTCAAGCTCGCCGAGTCAGTCACTGATCTCGGGTCTCGTCTTCAGGCCGCCAACGAGCGCGCCGAGAAGGCAGAAAAGGCTCTTGAGGCAGTCCGAGCGGCCGGCAAGGCACCATCTGCCCGCCAGGGCGGACGCAAGCCCGCCACCGAGTCGGCCGATCCCAACAAGCTCTCTGACGAGGATGCCATCGAGGTCGGCCTCATGGCCGCCGAGTCTGCCATGTCATGAGCCACACCGGACGAATCGACGGGATCGACCCCGACGATCTCGATCTCGGGCCCACGACCGTCATCCAGACCCAGGCCCCGCTGGGCTGGAAGCAGGAGGCCGAGTGGCTGGGCCGGGATCTGTTTGTCGGCTTTCCGTGCTACAAGCAGACCAACCCGGCCACGGCCTGGTGTCTTCTCGCGATCGCGCTCGATCTCGGCAAGGAGAAGGTCAGGTTCGACATGCAGGTCGGCGACGCGATGATCTACCACGCCCGCAACGAGCTTGCCATGAAGTTTCTTGCGACCCAGGCCCAGTGGCTCCTGTTTCTCGACGACGACATGATTCCTCCGATCGGACGCCCAGATTTTCTTCGGGCTATGTGCCGACTGCCAGACTCGTATCCCACGGCTCCCACGGCGCTCCACGTCGCGCACCGACTCATGGGCCATGGTGCCGACATCGTTGGAGCCACCTACTTCACCAGGCATCCCCGGGGACGCGCCGTCAACAGTCTGGCGCTCGACCAGACCTACCGGGCGAGGGCGGCCTCGTTCCACGATGGCACAATGCCCTGCGACTGGATCGGGACCGGATGTCTGCTCATCCACCGTCGGGTGTTCGAGACGATGCAGACCAAGTTTCCAGAGCTCAATCCGACCAACCCCGAGATGCCGTTCAACTTCTTCCAGCCAGAGAATGATGGCCGAGGAGAGGACATCGCCTTCTGTGCCAGGGCAAAAGAATGCGGATTCCAGCCGCATGTCGACACGATGCTTCACGCACTCCATGTCGGTCATGGGGTCTATGGCATGCACACTTCAGCCCTTGACGAGGTCCTATGAAGATTCTGCCAAACAACATCGCTGTCATCGAGCACGACACCCACATCTCGGCGTGGGTCGAGCAGGCAGGTCGTCTCGACCACGACCAGTATGCTCTTCCGGTCATCCTCGAGCACATCAGGCCAGGAGACTGGGTCGTCGACGCCGGAGCCTTTATCGGAGACCACACGAGAGCCTATCTCGACCGGGTCGGCCCAGACGGGCATGTCGTGGCCTTCGAGATCAATCCTGAGGCCCTCGAGTGTCTCGAGCACAACTGTCCAGAGGCGATCCTCGTGAAGGGAGGCCTCTCTGACCAGGAGCGGCTGATCGGCTATGCCCAGGCCCTCAATGCCGGAGCCGGGCACGTCGTTGAGACCCCGGGAGAGATCCACCTGATCCCGCTCGACGCGATCAACCTCGAGAGATGCGACTTCATCAAGCTCGACATCGAGGGATGCGAGCTCGAGGCACTTCATGGCGCCGTCGACACGATTCGCCGATGCCGCCCGTCCATGTGGATCGAGGTCAACAAGCACGCTCTCGAGAGGCGCGGCACCACGCCAGACCAGCTTCTTGAGTTCATCGGGTCTCTCGGCTACACGACGAGGTCGTTTCCGCCCGAGCGAGGCCTCCAGTATGACATCCTATGCATCCCGTCGCCGACATCCTGATCAGGACCTATCCTGGCGACTTCTGCTGGCTGTGGCACTGCCTCGACCAGATCAGACGTCACGCCAGGGGATTTCGAAAGGTGCACATCGTGGTGCCAGAGGGAGACTCAGGTCCTCTCCGACACCTGACCGAGGAGATCATCCATGAATGTCCCCGCTATCAGGACGACTATCTCGGGCAACAGATCACCAAGATGCTGGCCGACACGTTCACGGATGCCGATCTGGTCATGCACATGGATTCAGACGTCATGCTGACCAGAGAGACGTCGCCAGGTGATTTCATGGAAGACGGCCGGGTCGTCCTGTGTCACGAGTCCTATGAAAAGACGGGCAGCCCGTGGCAGCCGGTCGTGGCCGAGATTCTTGGATGGGCCCCAGAACATGAATTCATGCGCCGTCATCCCTTCATGTATCCCAGGTGGCTCTACGGCGAGACGCGCCGGCTGATCGAGCAGATCCACGGGATGCCATTCGAGGAGTATGTCATCTCTCGTCCCCGCCGGAGTTTCAGCGAATTCAACGTGCTCGGAGCCGTCGCATGGAAGTATTTTTACGGCCAGTTTGTCTGGCGTCTTCCGGAGCAGGGGCGGGTCCATGCCCGCCAGTTCTGGAGCTGGGGAGGAATCGATGCGGCAAGGGCCGAACTCGAGGAGACACTGAAATGAGCCGCCTTCTCTACATTCTTCAGGTCTGGCACGGCGACGTCGACATGGCAACCGAGGTGGCAAGACTCCACGCCGAGATCACCGACGGAACCCCGTATCAGGACGTCGACGCCATGCTCGTCTACCGCAGGGACTGCCCGAGACCGAGGGAGCTCGAGGAACTGCTGGGCAAATCTTTTTCAGTTGTTCGTCCGTATCGGTCGAGGCGCCATGAGACCGGATTTCCGGCGGGTCCCAACGGCGTCTGGTGCGACATGATGCAACACGTGGCCGCGATGCACCGGTCAAGCGAGTGGAACTATGACTGCGTCCTGACGACCGAGGCCGACGCGGTCCCGCTTGTCCGCGACTGGCCGCAGAGACTTCTTGCCGCGTGGGACCGGGCCGAGTCCATGGTGGCTGGATGCTGGCATCCAAACGGCGAGCACCGGGTCGGGCACATCAATGGCAATGCCCTGTTTGATCCGCTGACCGTGACGCTTGACCCGCGCCTCGCGGGGTGCAGCACGAGAGTCGCCTGGGACACCTACCTGGCAAACGTGTTTCATCAGCTCGGGTGGGAGGACATCCCAGAGATCAGAAATCTCTACCAGGCCCGGAACGTCGAGCCCTTTGTCTTTGAGCATCTCCTGAAGGACGACTGCGCGTGGCTCCATGGCGTGAAGGACTCAACCGCGCGCGACTGGGTGAGGCGGCGCCTGGTTTCTTCGCAGAAAAAAAGCTTTTCTATTCTCCCGCAGCGAGGATAACTTGCCCCTGCGATTGATCGCCGAAAGCGATCGGGGAGCCGCGGTCCAGCCGCTGCAAACAGGCCGCACACAGTCCTAACGTGCCGAGGACAGAGAGAACGACGACGCGTCTGAAGACACGTTGCCATTCAAACCTAAACCTCAGTTAGAAAGCACAAGCAATATGCCTAATGATTGTATTGATCTGTCGGCCGTACAGAATTTCGCGGCCAAGGACGTCAACCGTATTGTCGGCCAGATCGCAAAGGTCCTGGCTCGCAAGAGTCCGTATATGAACGTCCTCAAGGGCGGAACCATTCCGAACGTCTCGGATGTCGTCCGCTCAGTCGTGCAGGAACGCGCCGTGATGAACGCATCGCTCTCAGAGCCCTCGTTCACCAACGACGTCGAACTCTGCGGTGTCGGCGCCGACCCGGATGAAGTCGGCTCGACCGAATACCAATATCAGCTGCAGTCCCTCCGTGGCCGCGGTCCTCGCGTCTGCGTGAAGACCAGTCGCACCGCGTTCAAGGGAGCCTATCTCCAGGCCCAGATGGCCCTGGAAAAAGGAATCCTGCAGATCATGAACTCCGACATCCGCGCCACGCTCCTGCGTCGCTCCGGTGTCAAGTTCGTCGCCAAGAAGGGCGTCTCCTTTGACAATCTTGTCACCGGCGATTCTCAGCAGATCGACACTCCGTTCTACAACTCGCTGCCCGACGCACAGATGAACTTCCGCACGCTCTACAAGCTCGGAACTCTCCTGCGCGAGGATCTCCTCGCGGAGCCCTTCGGCACCGAGCGTGGTGACTTCTTCATGGTGATCGCATCGATCGACCAGATCGAAGCCTTCCGCAACGATGCAGACGTCAAGGAAGACCTGCTCTACGTCACGGCCGGTTCGTTCCGCCTCGGCAATGAGGCCCTCACGGGCTATTCGTTCCAGGGGTATCGCGGATTCGCCCTTGGCGTCGACAGTCAGCCTCTCCGCTTCAACGCCCTCAACGGTTCTGGTCAGCCCATCCTGATCGAGCCCGAGATTGGCGTGTCCGTCACCAACGGCAAGGGTTCTCGTCGCAACCCCGCGTGGGTCTCGGCGCAGTATGAGATCGGCTTCCTCGTTGCCGGCGACAGCTTCTCGCGGCTCACGCCCGAGCGCTACACCGGCGAGGGATCGTTCAAGTTTGCGCCTCAGCTCCACATGGGCGAGCTCGAATGGGTCGCGCAGCGTGACAACGACTGCAACCTGTTCCTCGACTACGGGCAGCACATCTACCAGATCAGCCGGGCATACCAGCCGATCCGGCCGCATGCCGTGGTGCCTTTCGCCTACAAGCGCTGCACCTTCGACACCGGCCTTGAGACCTGCTTGACCAGTTCAACGGGACTCTAATCTGGTTCGATACATCGGGGAGGGGGCCAGCGGGCAATGGTGGGAAGCCCCCTCTCCGATAATCGACCCAGAAAAGAAAACCTGAGACATGTTCAAGGACTCCAGCCTAGATCCGGCCGTCTATCTTCCCGGCGCCACGACGCTGCGGGACTATGCGACTGACCTCGAGGGACGAACATCCTTTGTCCGTCGCAGCAACCTCAGGTCTGACAGTCCCCCGACCCAGTTCGACGACGCCAATCGAGGTTACCGCCGCGGTTCTGTCTGGCTCCAGGACTACCAGCAGACCCAGATTGTCTGGATGTGCATGGACTCGACGCCGGGAGATGCCCGCTGGGCGGCCTTTGCCTACGGTCAGGCGCCCCTCACCTTTCCCTTCGACATGGGTTTTGTGGTTGACACGGTCATCATTTTTACATACGATCTTGGGGGACTGACCGCATAGCCATGGCAAACATCCTACAGCTCAGACGCGGCACGACCGCACAGAACGATGCCTTCACCGGCTCAGTCGCCGAGGTCACTGTGGACACTGACCGCGACAGTCTTCGAGTCCACGACGGCGTGACCGTCGGCGGCAAGGAGATCGCAGACCTCGCCACGGCGATTCCGCTTCTCACCGACGCGACCACGGTCGGCCCCGCAGATGAGTTTGTTGTCCGTCAGTCTGGCATCGTCAAGAGGGCCACGTCAAACGAGTTTCTTAACGGGACGGGAACGGTCACTGCCACCGGTAGCACGACCGGGCGAACTCTTGCCACTCGCTTTGCCGACACCATCAACGTCAAAGACTTCGGCGCGATTGGTGATGGTGTGGCTAACGATACGGCGGCGATACAGGCCGCCATCACCGCATCTCCCGTTGTCATGTTTCCTGCCGGAAACTATTTGCTGACATCTGCCATTTCTGTTCCAAGCAACAGAACCATTATTGGAACATCCGCAAATCTTATATTTGACGGATCTGCGCGTAACTGCGTCACGCTTTCAAGCGTCAGCAACGTGCAGATTGAGGGGCTAACAATGACCTCAAGTGCAATTGCTCCAAATAGCACATTCGCGTCAATTAACATTGTTGCTTGCTCTAATGTTTCAATTCGCGAGTGTTCTGCCATTGCGGCAAATCTTATACGATGCACCAGTTCAGGAGCCAATTATGCCGCCGTGATCGCGGACGAGTCTGATCCTAATTTTAATTGCAGCAGAGATATAAAAATTGTTGATTGCGAAAGCGCGGGGGCTGGGGCTGTTGGAACGGCCATAAGCGTCAGATATTCAATACGATGGTCTATCAACAACTGCAGAGTCTTCAATTGCAGGCATGGCATAGATTTTTGGGGCGGGGACAGCAATCCGGCTGTAAACGGCGCGTTGGTCAACGAGCGCAAGAGTCAACTCGGAGTAATAGCCAACTGTATTGTTCATAACGCGAGTCTAGGAGGCATTTGGGGATCAATGGGACAAAATATCAGCATCACAGGGTGCGTTGTTGAAAATTGCGGCGATGTAGGCATTGATTTTGAGGGCTGCTTTGACTGCTCTGCCACTGGCAATAGCGTTTACAATGCAACTAATGGTGGATTGACTATTTTCTTCCTAAACAGAAACATCACGTTTTCTGGTAATTCTGTTGTGCAACCAGCAGAACGTCCCTGTCTTCGCGTTTACAATTCGGGACTGAGCGCAGACAACAAGTCGCTTGTCGTTACCGGCAACACGTTCCGAAGCGAAACAGGCATTTCGGCAGTAGATTGTAACAGCGGCCCAGTCGAGAGCATTGTTGTCGTTGGAAACATTTTTCAAAACGTGCGGCTTGCTCCTTCTAGTAACAATTCTCGCTATGTGACTGTCAGCGGAAACTCCTTGTTGTTCACGATCAATAGTTTGAATGCCGTCACGGCGGGCACATGCACAATCACCATCGCCTCGCCAGCGGTCATTACCAAAACGGCGCACGGGCTGCTGGCCGATACGCCTGTTGTTTTCAGCACAACTGGGGCGCTGCCGACCGGACTGACGGCGGGCACGATTTACTACGTCCTCTCGTCGGGACTGGGCGCCGATTCATTTGAAGTCAGCACAACGGTCGGCGGATCGGCGGTCAATACAAGCGGGAGCCAAAGCGGCACGCACACGGTGACAGTAGTTTCCGCCTTTGCGGGCATCTTTGTTAATGCCCTTAACGGCGGAAACGGTGGAAGAAGTTTTATCGGAAACAACACGGTCATTTCGACTGCCACGCAGCCAGCAGGATCTCAGGGCATCAGCGTGAGACAAACAGATTTCAACCAGTTTGGAAGACACTTCATCACTGGCAACATGATCAACGGGTTTCCCGTCGATATTGAAACTGACAACGCGGGAAGCAACGCCGGAAGATTTGGACGCTTTATCATCACCAACAATTCGCTTGGAACTCCGTCCTACGTTCGCACCGAAACTGGCGCGGCCAATTCTGTGGTTTTTATCAAAAACAACAATCACAATGGCGAGTATTGGCCAAACGCGGTCCCGACGACCGGAAGATGGGATGCCGGCACGATTGTCTACGATGACACTCCGTCTGCCGGTGACACGGTCGGATGGGTGTGCGTCACCACCGGTGAGCCCGGGACGTGGCAAAAATTTGGCGGCATCAATCTATCTGGTTCCGCGACGTTCAATCCTGGCAACCTGATCGACGGCGACGGCGAAACAACTACCGTCACCGTCACTGGAGCCGCCCTTGGCGACTATGCCGAGGCCAGCTTTTCGCTCGACCTGCAGGGCATCACGGTCACGGCGTGGGTCAGCGCGGCTGACACCGTCAGCGTCCGCTTCCAGAATGAAACGGGAGGCACCATCAATCTCGGCAGCGGAACTCTCCGCGCCCGTGTTTTCAAACCATGACCCCATCCCCATTCCAATGCCCATAGCAAGTCAACTACAGCTAAGACGCGGGACGACCCCGCAGCACGCCGTCTTCACGGGTGCTCCCGGAGAGGTCACCGTCGACACCGACAAGAAGACGACCGTCGTGCATGATGGATCGACCGCCGGCGGATTTCCGCTGTCTCGCGAGTCAGTCATTGCGACTGGCTCTGTCACTCGCCGGTCAATCTCCGATCGCCTTGCCGGTATGCTCAGTCCGAGAGATTTTGGCGCCGTGGGTGATGGCGTGACAGATGATACCGCCGCCTTGCAGGCATTCTTCAGTCATATTGCCACAAATGATGTGGGTGCGGCCAACGCAAGCGGGACATATCTTGTTTCTGTTGGAATCACATTTGGATCCGATGACGCGGTTATAGCCACGCGCAACATTTATGGCAACATGACCCTCAATGCCGGAGCGGCCATTGACACCATGTTCACGCTCAATGGATTTCCTCAAGGAACTTGGAGCGGAACCATCACCGTCAACGGGACAGGCAGCACTTCCTATTCTTCACGAACATGCCGCCGCGGAATCTTGGTAAAACGCTGCAGGGCTGGTTCACTCGATGTCGTCCAAGCCAACAACTTTAGTCAGCACGGAGTTTATGTAATTGCCACTTCACCGGACAACAACAACTTCCTTAACATGGGCCGCGTTTCGTGCGTCAACATTGGAAGCGCACATCCCGGCGGATCAAATCTTACAGCCAACTGGTCTTCTCCCACCAACAGCGGTTCCGGCAACAGCGGTGGGCAACGCACGACCATTACCGTGGACACGCTGCCGCCAACCACGGTTGGGCCTAACGGCGAAAGCCCGCTGGCCGTTCGCGTCCGCACTTACACGGGAACCGGAACGTATGACCCGCCAAGTCTGGCTCCGAACTCCAGCGCCACGACAGTTATTACCGTCACAGGAGCCGCGCGCGGAGATATTGTATCAGATCTTGAATTCTCTAACGATCTTCAAGGAGTTCAGTTGAGCGGTGTGGTGACAGCAGCGAACACTGTGACCGTCACGTTCAGCAATCCTTCAAATGCTACGAACACGGTAAATCTTGCTTCTGGCATTGTGACTGCCTCCATTTACAAAACGCATTATGTCTACACGGTAGATTCTGTTAACAGCACGCTGGCAGTGTTTCCTTGGATTGACTCAGCCATCACCAGCGGAATCCTCCAATATGTTTTTGGCGCAGGAGTGTATGCGACTGGAAACAACGCGAACGTGGTCGGATTTGATCTGATCAACGCGACCCGCTGCTCTGTTGGATTCTGGTCTGACTCAAATTACGGATCCTCTGTGAGCAGACTTTCTACTCAAGCCTGTCTCGTTGGCATGGCTGTTGGAGGAAATCCTACCAATGTCCACAACAATTTTGTTGTCGGCGCTTATTATTGCGAGCTAAACAGCTTGGACTTTTTGCGCGTGTCCCGCGTGGATACCAACGGGGGAGTCATTCTGTCCGACTACAACATGAACCTGTTGGCAGTAGATGACACCGCTGATGCGCGAATTTCCGCGACTGGCGGCAGCGCGCCTTTTTACGGCAACAACGAGGGCAATTTCAAGAGCATGGCCCTGTGCCGACAGGGTTTTTGGAACTCATTCGCCCGAAGGGGACTAAACCGCACCGAAACATCTTCGTCGTTGACGCTTTGGATTTGCAACGACGAAGAAACCAGCTTCGCAGAGAAACAAGTTGTCTATTTCAAAAACAGTTGGACTTTCAACATGCCAGAACCCGATTACGGCGTCAATCGAGCGTTTGGTTATAGCACCGCCACGGTTATTATGCTTGGCACTGGCACCAACAACTCCCCGACTGGCTCGTTTGTGTTTGCTCCAACCGGCACATTCAGCGTCAACGGCAGTTCTTATGCCATCACTGGTGACGCCTCGACAGACGTTATCACGGCCACAGGTTCATCTTTTGCCAACGGACAGATTGTTCGCCTTATGAATTTGGCGGGGGGCGCTGGATTGAGCGGCACCACAAATTATTTTATCAGAGATGTGTCGGGAGACACCTTCAAGGTCGAGACGAGCATAGGCGGTGGGGCGGTTGATTTTACATCAAACATAACAGCCGGAAACGTCAGAACTGCGGCTGTTTTCTCTGGATTTACCGGCCCAGCCATCATGCATGTCTATATCGATTGGGCCAATCAGAATTACCTCGTTGTGTGTCCCAATCTTAGTTATCAAGGTTCTGCAACCTACAACCCTCCAAACTTGATCGATGGAGCAGGAGATACAACCACTGTCACCGTCACTGGAGCCGCCCTTGGCGACTATGCCGAGGCCAGCTTCTCTCTTGATCTGCAGGGCATTGCCATCACCGCGTGGGTCAGCGCGGCTGACACCGTCAGCGTGCGCTTCCAGAATGAGACGGGCGGCACCATCGATCTCGGCAGCGGCACCCTGAGAGCAAGAGTCTTCAAGCCATGACCCGCCTCCTCGCCATATTGACCCTGACTCTGGCCGCCTGTGTCTCGACTCCCAAGAATCCGGAGCGCGAGGTCGAGCGACAGATCAACGCCTGTCTCCCGGCGGCCATCACGATGCGCGAGGGACTGACCCGGAGTGGCGTGTGGTCTGAGGTGCTCGTCGTCCACTGGAAAGAAAATCAGAAGCCGCGCGGCCATGCCTATGCCATCTATCTCTATCCCCCTGGAAAGAACCAGCTCTGGGCCTACGACCGCGACTGGGGCAGCACCCGAGTCCGCGCCTACAGAGACGATCCCCGCGCCGTCGCGTGGGATGCCAACACGACCCGCAACCACCATGGGCCGATCACCTCGGCCGAATACCTGAAATGATCTTCGAGGCAAAACTCGCGGCCGGGAGCATTCTTGCCGGCGTCACCGGACTCTTCGCCACGAGCACCCCGACATTCGATCTCGGCTGGCTGAGACCCGTCGTGGAACTCGGGAGTTTCGGGATCATCGCCTTCGCGGCAGTGTATGTCCTCATGAGAGTGGCCCCAGAATTCATCCGACATCTTGACAAGTCGCGTGACGCCTTCATCGCAGAACTGCGAGACGAGCGCGTCGTCCGAGAGCGCCACTTCGGGGCCATCAACACCGATCTTCACAACATCGACAAGTCCATCCAGTCTCTTGAGAAGTCCGTGACCCAGCACTTCAGGCCATGAGCGCCCTAGACACCGCCGAATACCGCCGCCTGGCACTCCTGGCGGCCGGGGTCGACCCGTCTCAGATTCCGGCCATCCTCGACACCGCCACCTGGCGCCGTCTCATGATCGCGGCCCTTGTGGCCATCTCAGAGGGAGGAGGTGGTGGCGGAGCCGGATACGTCAACGGGTCTGTCCAGTTCTACGCCGATCTCCCGGTCACCGTCGGGACCCCGCCCGTCAACACCGCCTACCTCGTTCGCGAGGACTCCGGCGTCTGGTTCATCAACCGGAAGCCCGCCGGCATCTATGTCCGGCTCTTCAACAACGGGACCCTGGCCGACTGGGACTATGCCGGAGAGTTCCCC